GTTGACGGGGAACAAATGCAGAGTATTATAGATAGCTACCTAATGAACCTCACTTGCACGGCTATTACTTTCGTGTCAGGGAGCTCAGTAGATTTTACCTTTTCTGGGACACCCGACCTAAGTGGGGTTCAAATAGGGGACGGGTTAAAGATTTTTAGGGGGTGTGTTGCCAAAAACCGTGGGACCTGGCCAATCACATCGATTGATAACGTCAATAAGAAGTTACGGGCAGATGTATACGCATCCAGTGCGGCCAATAATAACCAACCCGTGGTGACTTGCCCGGTTGAGATTCTCACACCGCGTTATGCCACGACGGAGGCCAATTTACGGTTCACTATCCTAAAACAACCGCGCTATCTATGCACATTTAGCACGCCTGTTTTTTTAGGTTTGCCCGGCGACGTGATTCAGATAGTGGCTAACAGGTACGGTCTCACTGGCAAAAACATTCAAATACTCAAGGCCAATATGAAAGATGGTCTCACTGAAATAGAGGGGTGGTTCTAATGGATACCAGTCATTTTATTCGTCTCGCTTGGCAAAACTGGGCAACCTCAGTTACGGCAACCAGTCAGCAATCTGGGATGCCGTCGTCAAATTTACTTAATAACCAACCCTTTTTGGTGTGGCGGTCAACCAGCGCAAGTAATCAAACCTTGACTGGCAATCTTGACTATTTAAGACCCGTTTCCTACCTGTGCCTGTATAATCACAATTTAAGTTTCGTGGCGCAAGTGCGATTACAACTGTATGCAGATGACGCACAAACCACGTTATTGTATGACAACCAGTGGGATGCAACGAGTCCAACTTACAATTTTGGAGAGCATTTTGGTCTCTATTTTGGAGGGTTTAGTAGTGAGGGGTTTATGACTCGCTACTCTATCTACTTTTTTGAAAGTATCCCGGCGAAGTCATTCAAAGTCACGTTATCCGGGACGACAGGTAGTTACTATCAAGCGGGCATTTTACGCATCGGTTCATACTGGCAACCGGAGGCATCCAATATCTCCTTTGGTTATACCCTCAAACGAGAGGATGAGAGTCGCCAAACGGCATTAGAAAGTGGTGGGATATACACTGAAAAGAAGCCCTCATGGCGTAGCATGGGGGTCAAGTTTGATTATCTAAGTGAGAGTGACGAGTTAAACCTATTGGATTTGAAGTATATTAATGGTAAATCAATCCCCTTGCTAGTATCCATTTACCCCACAGCCGCCCAAACATTACGCCGGCATCATACGATGTTTGCTTTACTATCAGAATGGAGTGAATTGTCTAAAAACGATGTGTGTCTCCGCAGTTGCAGTTTCACTTTAAGAGAGGTAATCTAATGGCAGATTTTTCAAGTTTCCGCAACCCTACGATTGGCAGTCAGTGGTATTCAAATTGGTATACCTTTGTTGATACAACCCAAGGGTACGCAACCCAAATTGATAACGCTAACGCGACGCATGGGCAAGCTAATTTAGCCACCACCTTGACATGGTTAGAGTCACATGTAGAGAGTCAAATTAGCAGTGGTGATTCGGCTTTACAGTCGCAGGTCACTAACAACACCAATACGATAGCAACCTACAAAACCCAAATTGACAATGTTAACACTAACTACGCACAAGCCAACCTACTAAGTACATTCTCGCTATTTTCCACCACCGCCGTTATGCAACAATATGTGCAAAGCGTGGTTCAAGGGGGACCCAATATCCCAGCGATTGGCCCCGCGTTATCAGTGGTGACAATTAACGGTGCAGGCGATGCGTTCACTGGCTTAACTTACGCACAGGTTTATGCAAACCTCACTGCAAATCGGGCGTCCGATAGCGTCGTCCGCATTAACAGTGACAACACGGGCTTCACTGGGCAAACAATACTCGATTTGCAAAGAGAGCTGTCCTTTACCCGGTCAATCCTTTGCGATTGTTTCTTATTCTAACAAGAGGTTAAATTATGGCAACTTATACTCTCAAATCAGCTGTTGCTTCAGTAACAGCCACTAGCGGCACCCCCAGTCCAACCGCTGATTTATTCACCGCCACCGGGCAGACGGTGGTTAAGTCGATAGTTTGCAATTATTCTACCGGTAATTATACTAGCACCCCAGTTAATATCAAAATTCAAAAAAGCGGTGGGAGTGCCTACACTATCTTTACCTACATACCAGCCGCTCCTGGCTATTACGAAATGATTACAAAGGACGGTTCAATACCCAATAACTACCTAGTTTTAGAAACTGGGGATAAACTCATTATTAATCCTGTTAGGGGTAGTAATGACTTAACCATGACCGCTGTCGCCTCCTACACCGTGATTAGCTAAAGGAATGACTATGAAAACGAAAACGATAGCGGTTGACTTAGATGCCACTCTGGCTTACTACACTGAATGGGAGTCACCTACTAAAATTGGTGAACCTATCCCTGCGATGGTTAAACGGGTGCAGGGGTGGTTAAAGGAGGGGCATAAGGTGTGGATATTCACTGCCAGAATGACAGAAATATCCACCCGTGAAATAGTTGAAAAAGCGATAGGGGACTGGACTGAAAAGCATGTAGGGGTCCGATTGCCAGCCACCTCTACAAAACTCTATTCCTTTTCAGAAATTTGGGATGACCTCGCCCGTCGAGTAGAACCCAATACCGGGCGCGAGATGTAATCTAAAAGGGTATATCGTCATCCATTTTTGGATTTATGGGTGGTGGCGACTGAGGTGCAGGTAACTGAGGTGGAGGGGCTGGTTGTCTGTATTGTTGACCACCATTGCCACCTCGCGGCGCCCTTGAGTCAGCTTGCGGATTACCACCTCCATTGCCATTAGGGACGGCTTCGTTTTGACCTCCCCCTTTGCCACCGACACCCAGTACCTCATTGGCCACAATCTCAGTTATCGTTCTCTCCTGCCCCTGTTGGTCTTGATACTTACGGGTTTGCAGACGGCCATCGATATAAACTTGACTACCCTTTCTTAGGTGGTCTCTACAAAACTCCGCGGACCTCCCAAATACGATTACGCGGTGCCATTCAGTCTCTTCAGTCCATTGCCCGTCTGCCCCCTTAACCGAATAATTGGTTGCCACACTGAGCTTTACAACCACCCCGCCCGACTGCGATACCTTAGATTCTGGGTCGTGACCCAAATACCCAATCAGTGTGACTATGTTGACTCCTTTTGCCATGCCTCTTTACCTCTGTAAAAGTTTTTGTTTAATGAGTTGACCTACACTCATACCTTGTTGATTCGCCTCTGTCTCCAAAAAAGTCAGCTCCTCTGGATAGAGGCGAATGGTTACTTTTAAAATCCGTGCCCCTGTCTTAGGGTGATAGCGTCGCCGGCTTTTGAGTAGCGACACGGTTTCGTTGGATTGTGATTGCATCATCTAATTCCACCCCTTCTTCACCACTCAGGATGCGTAAGGCGTTAAGAGAGTGGAGGTTTTGTTTGCGTAGGTCGGCCATGTTAATACTCTCTTTTTGACCTTGACCTTTTCGCAGAGAATAAGACGTAGCCCAATTTGACCCGCCTCCTTTGCCAGCCTTTGACCCTTTTGTATATGGCACTTTCTTAAACATTGATAATACCTCTTTATTGCATATCCTTTTTTCCAGAGGTGACTAAACTGATAGCCTCCTCCACCGAATAAACCACACTCACTTGTCCACACCACGTCCCAAAAAATACCACTTGGTCTGGTGTGAGCTTCGCTTTTGAGTGTGACTTGACCTCAATTAAAAAATTCACTCCCCTAAAGCCAACTAGCAAGTCCGGTACCCCCCTGCCCACGGCACTTAGGATAGTGACACTAGCACCGATTTTTCTTAATGCACTCACCACTTCAGTTTGAAGTGTGTCTATTTTCTTGGCGTACTGCCTCACTCTTTACCCTCTCTGACGCAATTTGTGCTAATTTGTGTCAACCTGCGTTAGCTTGTTGTCAGTTTGTGTCAAATTAACACAGATTAACGCATTCTGTGTTTAAGTGTGTTAATTTAGCGCGGGTTGACATAATTTAACAAAAATTGCGTTAGGTTAACGCAAATTAACGCAGTTTGTGTCAACCCGCGCTAGAAAGGTTAAACATCCTTATAAGCAGAGGCCAATATTGCGGGTCTTCTAACAACTCACGTATCCTTGACACCTCTGCATTATAGGAGAGAATGGATTCCAATTCCTTCAATTCCTCCTTAGTCGCTAGACGGGTATAACGCACACCACCATTCTCTCTCCCTGTCTTCAGTGAAAAATAATACTTATTAGCATGTCTATCAACAAGTGTTGCCATTTGCTTACTTGTTTTAGTTACAGTTAATAAGTGTGGCGTGTTCAGTTGACCTCCACTCCCTTTGATTATTTCTAAATCATCCGGCTTATCGCTGTTAAGCGACAGCCGTTTCTGGCCTACCGTAAAGTTACTCATAATTAAATACCTTAACAGAGTTAACTAACCTCCCCTTACTCCAACCAGCCTCTAGTGGGTCGGCTAAATCCCACTTCGCTGGTACCTGACCACAATCCCAATAAACAACCTTAACCTCCCTAGCCCCTGCCCGCTTGCATAAACTAGCCACTTCACAGGCATACAACCATCCCGGTAAATCATTGTCAGGAAATATCAACACCTCATGGCCAACTACGGGTTCAAAATCAGAGCGCGAGGGTGATTTAGAACCATGGGCGGTGGTTGTACACAAGCCCGTTTTAAAGTAATAACTGGCGGCATCCGCGGCCTTCTCACCTTCGCAGAAAATTATCTTTTGCCCCTCTGTCAGTTCGTTAATCTTGTAGAGAGGCAATAGACAGTCACTAGGGTCTCCAAAAACCCACCGCTGTTTAAAAGGTTGCCAATGCACAGGTCGAAACTCCTTTTTCTTATTGCCTTGCGCATCATACTGATAAGGGAATAAATACACTAGGTATGAATCAGTATACCACCACACATTAATCGGCTCTCCCAGTTCAAAGTGAGACTTAGGGATAAAGCGATGCGACTCCTTTGGCAACACGGGTGCATACGGTTCGAGTAGCTTGACTGTTTTGGGGCGAGGGGGTTTGGTAAAGACGGTGTTGCTTGAGTGAGTCACCGCATTACCCAACCCATTCCCTCCTTCATAAACCAGTTCCCTGCCCACGAATCCTGACAACTCTTGAACCGCCTTGACGTAATCAAGGTTAGCATAGGTTATCAGAAATGACAGGGCATTGCCTTTTGCACCGCATCCAAAGCAATGATAATGTGATGAACCTTCCCCTATCACAAAGGAGGGTGTGCTGTCATCATGGAATGGGCAACGGGCTTTGAATACCTTTCCTTTTCTAACTAATTCAATATTATACCGACTCATTAAGGACGGTAAATCAATTGAATGAGTCAACCCCCTTACGAAACCCACATCAAACCGTCGTTTCTGTAGCATATAGTTTCTCCAAATGCTGATTTAATAACGGTGCAGACCTCTTACAGAGGATAGTCTTTACTCCCGTACCTTTTACCGCGTCACGGTACAAATTCATTATATTATGACCCAAGTAATCAGTGAATATAATCATTAAGTCGGTCTTTTGTGGGATGTTGACAGTCACTCGTGATTGTTCATGTCTATGCCTGCCTTCGACATGACGAATGACTGATATTTCATAGCTTGCCAGGACTGTTTTGATGCTTTTTAGATACTTCCCGTCACACCCAATTAGTAACGCATGTTTCATACTTTATTAGTCTCTTATGGATGCCCCCACTGCATAACGCAGGGGAGGCGGTTAATTTTTTAAGTAAGGGCACTTATAGGAAGCCGCCCCCTTATTGAATCAAGCGGCTGAGTAGTATAGTTTAGAATGGTATGCCGTCGTCTCAGGGTATTGTAGGTTGCATCTTAATCAGCGAAAAGAGGTCTGAAAAAAGCTTGCGGTATTGTTTCGTCAATAAACTTTAATGCCGCTGTTTTGATGTTCAAACCAAAGCCTATCATAAGCATAGGTGGATAACCTTCAATATGGTCTTGCCAACGCAAGTCGTCAAAACCAATCGTTGCCTGCGTCTGCCGCATGTTCTCCAGTACCTTTTCAGCTTGGTCAGGCCACATGCCTCTATTAGTACAATACTTTACTACATACTCGTTAAATGTCATAAAGACCTCATTTGTTTGTGATAGCCTCCCGACTTAGTCAGGAGGCGGTGGTTAATTACGGAGCACCGACATTCATTTCTGCTTCGGTGGCTATCTGTGTCGGTTCAATTGCCTTCGTTACCCAGTTTTCTAAGTTAGCAAGCACTTCTTGCGGCACGTTATCAAGGGTAAAGGTTTTTGCACCAGTGGTCGCCAGCTTTTCTGTGATATTCACTAGCATACGTTCAAACCGTTTTCTAGGTATGTCAGGTAACTGATTCACCATCAGTTGCAACGCCGCCCGTCGCTGGGTAAATTCTATGCTCTCTCTTGGGAGTTCAGGAGACTCATAAATCCCTTGTGGAAATGCCTCATACTTTGATTCCACATTGACTACTTGTGGGCCATCAGTTTTTACGGGGTTGTACAAGTCAATTGCGACTCCGAATAAAGAGGCCGCCTTTCTCAAAGCGTCACTGCCCGCCGCCTTGAGTGCATCCCCTAAGCTCATACCTAATGAGCCGCTATCACTAATTGGGATGACCTGTTCACCAAACTGCTCCTTTGTGACGGAAATACCATTGGCTACAGCCGTCAACCTAATCTTAACCACTACATTGTCATCCACTCCTTTCTTAATTGGACTGGGTATATGGATAACATCCAATTGCGTTGACCAGTTCCCTCTAAAGTGGCGGTTTAATATGCCTATCACGAAACTGGTAGGAACATAATAAAACACCTTCCCGCCCTGTCCTTTACGGGCTCGTATCAGTGGTTTAGGGGTCGGGCTACCTAATGCCTTTAACTGCCAGTCATCTAAGAAATCCGTCCCTTGTGGTTGCCTACTTTCTGTGTCAGGGATAATCGAGTATCCTGCTTGATAAGGGTTTTGTTCTAACGTCATCATTCGTTCCTCTTTAGGCTATCATAACACGATAGATTCAGTGCTATAAGAAGGCCATTGCCCAGACTTTAAACAGCCGCTATAAATCTCAGCTGCACGTTTATACAACTGACTCCCAACCTCAAGAATTGATTCACTGAGTGAGTACACCTGTAAAGCAAAAGGTGGGACTTTTTCAATTGCCACAATCGAGTAGCTGGGTAGGTAGTCTAACCCGTACTCAAATTGCAACCCCTCCCTATACATGGCCGCTTGCATGTGATACATATATTTTTCCACACTGCGGCCAAATTTTTGGATACTGCAATCCTCGGTGGTTTTGAAGTCCACTATCCGATAGCGTTGATTCTCCTCTAATAAAATGAGGTCGGCACGGCCTGCACAATCAAGCCCCAAGAATGGGTCATACCACTCTAACTTCACCTCCCTTAACTCCTTTGGAGTGGTTAGAAACTTCGCTACCAGCGGCGAGGCTTCACAAGCGGCTATCATGTCAGTATAGACACGGTGCTGTTTTCTAACCGACGGGGTTAATCTAAGTAGTGGGTCGTGGGTTGCGGCAAATTCCTTGCCTTTTTTATGCCGTAAAGTGAGACCCTCTGGCATAACCCAAAACTTATCAAAGTAAGCCCGACGCTCCTCTGGGGTGCATTCCAGTAACAGGTAGTGAAAAGCCCGTCCGATTTTAAAGGATTGGCTATCCCTATCCTCTCTAAAGAATTTGGCCGCGGCATAATGCGCTGGACTCTTATTTAGGAGGATAGACAAGCCGCTAAAATGAAGCGGCTTTTGTTTTTCAGTGGGATGGTAAATCATACTTGACCCGCCTCCCCCGCCTTAATTTTTTGAACCGCGGTGATAAAGTCATCATACTGACCCCTATACAACAAGCCAATGATGGTCGCAGGATAGGTAACAGGCTCATCACCGACTGTTTCTGTAACCAAGGTAGTAACAGGTAGGTTGGCATCCCGTAGTATATTGATAATACCTCCCGCGATACGCAGTCTTAGGTCACTCTCCATTTGTAATATTTCTGGCGTCGGGTCAGGTGGCATCCCATTATTTAACACCCTAGCCGTGTCACTAAGGAGGTCGTACAACTCCCCAGCGGAGGCAACTTTCTGATTCAAATCGAACATGGTAAATAATCCTCTAAATTAAATATCCCGTTTGGCAACAAGCCGTTTATACGGAATCGTTTTTGTTTAGGCACTGAATTAAAACCGTTGCTATTCAGTACCCCAATTATTATCGCCTCCCCTACCGCACCCACTGGAACTACAACTAAGAGGGTGTCTTCGCTTTGGGGCGGCGCGTAACGTTGCATTATTGCTTTTGTCATACGCTTTTGTTTTGTTTTGTTGACGATAATGTCTAATGTATTTCAATCCTTATGCCACTCAGGAATTTATCACTAGCCATGCGGGGTTTGGTATGGTAGTGGTGTGTCAGTATCCATTCCTGTGTCTAATTTTTGGACTGCGCTTTACACTGTTAAGGAATAGATAATTATTATAAGGTGGCACTGATTTTGAAATAGTGATATAAAACCACGATTAGAGATAGGTATATGTTTCAACTAGACATGCTTTCAAAGCGTAATGATACCGTGATGTTATGCAAGGGTTGCGGGTCGATTATTGAGGTCGAGTCGCCCTTCATTCGGTATGCAATTCAAGGGATGGAAAAAGAGGGTAGGCCAAAGGAGGTGGAGGCGACTTTTTATCACCTCCACTGCGACCCTAACCCCTCCTAGTACGGGGACGGGTGACAATTCCTTCTAGGCCGGTGTAATCCGATTCTCTAATTTTAGTTGACCAAAGCGCATAGCGAAGGCAGTCCACCGCGTGGTCATCTGATTTAAGAGGTTGTTCTTTACCACGATTGGATGCGCGAGTATCCCACGAATAACTATAGAGTTGTTTGATGGTGTTGACACACCCCACATCAATAAGGAGTTGTTTTTTAGAGAGAAGTGTATAGACGTGTTGAATGCCATCTAATACCGCGTTATGGGCAGGAATGACAGGTACATCGGCTTGCCGTAAAGCTAGGATAAAAGAAGCGGCGGAGGGGTCGACGTACATGCCGTCAAGGGTACTCACTTGCATCCCCAACCCTTCTAAAAATTCTTGAATGGCCACGACGTAATCGTCATCACTTTTTTGGATACCAGTTTGTTTAGAATCGTAGTAATATTCTGCAAACTGGTATATCGTTTGCCCGTCATAGTCCAGTCCAAATAAACCGAACGCCAGGGGATTGACGGTACCGTAGTCACAGCCTGCCCACACCCGTTGGCAACGCGATAGGTATTGCTTACTATCTGCAATGATGTTAGCCTCCCCAAAGCAATCGTAAATCACCCCACTCCCAGCTACCCAAAGCCCCTCTATGTATCTCTTTTTCCAAACCCCAGTGTACTCAGTTTCTAAGGAGTGAATGTAGTCAGGGTCTAGGAATGGATTGTCGTATAAACTGAATTGAAAGACCCGTTTGTTATCCACCTCCTCGTTATCTATAAACTCAGTCTTTAGCCAATGGGTTGGCACGTCTGGGTTGGTCGTGCCGAATAGTCTCGCGCCTCTTAATGACAGGCGACTGAGTAGCATTAGCCAGAATGATTTAGGATAGGTTGTCACCTCGTCGCAGTAGGCGCCAGCGAAGGTCGCCCCTTGCAATCGCTTGTAACTGGACTCATCGTTGCCGGATACGATATGCACCGTGCGGTTAAATAACTTCCCTATTCGTCTCCCCACGGAAAAATCACAGAGCGGCTCACCTCCTAAAAAGTCCATTAAGGGGAGTAGGATATTACGGTTAATCGTGTCACTCGTGTTGCCAGTGATGGCGAGTGGACCCGGCGGTGCATGGTTTAGCCATTTCAGAAAGGCGAGTAAGGAGGTGATGGTTTTGCCCGAACGCACCGACCCTACCCAAAGGTTTAACCGCGACCCGTCAGGGTCAGCGGAGGTTAGGATAGAGCGGTGTGGGAGGGTGCTACGGGCTGGGATTTTCCATGGCATAAGTTATTTGCCGACTGGCAACCCAGTCTTTTTGGCATAAGCGTTATAGGCTATTCTGATTTTATCGCGGTAGGCATACCTGACTCTCCAATTAGGAGGGTCATGAAATAACCAGCCGCGACGTAATTCCTCTTCAGTGCAACTCATAATACCCATGGCTTGTTCTAGGCGTGAGGCGGGCTTGCAGCCTCTTAAAAGTTGCACTCTGCAAGTGTAGCCGCTCTTTTCAAAAAACCAATCATAAAAACTATCAATCCGTGTTTGGTATGAATCCTCTAAAGGAGGGATACATAAAGGAGTAGACGGAAAGGGTTGGAATGCCGTAAAGTTAATTCTTAATAACCCTCTGGTTACATTATGCTTAACGTAATTTACGCACTCTCTTAGCTCCATAAAATCATCGTCTGTTTCGCCAGGCAACCCTAGAATCATAAACCACTTGACCTTGAAACCGTAGTTAAGCAAAAGGCAACTTGTTTCAAGTAAATCTTTAGTTTTTATTGGCTTACCAATGAACCTCCTTAGTCTTTCGCTACTTGCCTCTACACCTATCCTTATAGAAGGGTTATCACCCATTTTGCTATATAGGGATTTTAATCCGATTTCCTGTAGCATTATTTTTAAGTGAGAGTAGCTCCCAGAAAAATGCTCGTAATGATTCAGTTGATTAAAGAAGCTCAGGCTAGGTAAATCATTGGTTACATAGTTGATTTTATGTCTGTTAGTGATAAGTTGTTTTTCTAAGTATGCTACTCTTTCTGGACTGTTTTCTGTATACTCTCTATCCCAGCCAATTTGACAAAATAGGCATTTCTTTTTGCAACCCCTTGATGCAAATATTCGCGTCTGCCCGTCAAGGCACTTAATAGGTGGAATATCGTAAGGGAAGTCATAGTCTGGTATAACTTCTCTATCCTCCCCTTTTATCCAACTGTTAGGTAATTTGGCGGCTTCATTAAATCCGCCATTTACTAATGTCTCTATAAACCTGCGACCCTCCCCTACACAAATAATATCGACATAATCCTCAAAAGATTTTGGAGAGGTCGAACATTGGCCTCCTAGTATGATTTTTTGCCTATTGCGTCGGATACCGTTTTTCTTAATGAGGGAGGGTACTGATTTCCAGTGAGCCGCGCTTACACTGGATAGCAATACTATGTCGGCTAATTGGGGTAAGTTAACTACGGTGGCTCCTAGTCGTTCTAATTCGTATTTTAGGTATCTAACTGCCATACCATCAAAGCGTGGATCGTCGGCTTTACCGGTCACATCAATTATCGCGAAACGCATCCTCAAATACCTTTTGTGCTGAATTTTTTTGGGATAGCTCAGGCATAAACCTTTCAACTGATTCCATAAAAGCCATGTAGGAGGATTCAGAGACTCTAAATTCAGTCTCTCCAATCAAGCATTTGATTGTATTTGTATCACCTATTTTACCCCATTGAGGACTTAATGTACCTGACTTCTCTATATCATCACCGATAACTGAAAGGACGGATAAATCATCCTCTTTCCATAACCCATTCAAGAAGTCGCTGTCTAATAACGCCAAGTCAGTTTTGAGTATCTCCGGGTCCCAGTTTTGGTTATCTTGACCTATCTTGTTGTCTGCAAAAGCCATCTCTCTCGCCTTAATATCAGTTTCTAAGTCAAGGTCAATTCTTTTCACCACGACCAATGTGTTACCATCGGTCTCAACTTCCAGTGTTTTAGTTAAACCAAGCTCAGTGGCGGCTTCCAAAGTTTTATTGCCTGCGATAGCAACACCATTCTTATCCACTAGAACCGAACGGCCTGCACCGAGACGTTTAAGGGACTGTCTTAACTCGTCACGACCGCGGTCGGTCCCGCGGTTGGCATTGCGTTTATCTTGTTTATAAGGCATAATTATTCGTCTCCACCTTGTTCAATTTTATTAGCTAATCCTTCTAGGATGGCGTTAACGTTGCCTCCTTTAGGGGTTTCGGACTCAATGCCGTAGCCACGGTTGCGGCCAGCTTTTGAGTAGCGTAAATAAAACATAATAGCTTTTATGTCCTTTTCTTTAATGGCAATAGTATGTAGTGTTGATTCATACATGTCAACCATATCCTCCTTTTCAGCTTCTATAGCGGCTTGCAAGTCAGGCCATTTCTTTAATAAATGGTCAAGGTGGGGACGAGATATATTAATAGCCTTACATACTCTTAACTTCACACCCCCGCTACCCTTGATAGCGGCTTTAATTTTAGAGTGACTAAACTTTTCTTTCATAGTAATTTACAGACTTTACGTTTTTTATGTGGTTTTAAGCTAAGGGCGTCCCTGCCCGTTTTCAAGTGCTATAATCGCATCGGCATCACTATCCATTGCATTAACTGATGCTCGTCGGGTGGGGTAATGAGTACGCTGGAATTTGAATCGGTGAATGCCAGTCGAGTCTTCGCGGTGGGGATGGTACTTAGCACCTCTAACAGGTATTGCCCATTGAACCCAATCTCTAAAGCGTCGCCTGTATAAACCACTTCTAACTCCTCGCTGGCCTCCTCTTGGTTAGGATTCCTAGCGTTCAAAGTCAGGAGGTTTTCACCTAGCGTCAGTCGCACTCCTTTGTACTTTTCATTGGAAAGCAACATCACCCTTTGAATTGCCTGTTTTAACTGAGCTGTGTCAGCTACGACTAACATGCCCGCGTTTTGGGGAATGACGCTCTGCCAGTCAGGGTAGCTACCATCAATCAACTTGCTAACGAGAGTGAGGTTATCACGAATAATGAATTTGCAATGAGTAGGACTACATAGCGCCGTTACCTCACCCTCGTCGCCCAGTAACTTTAACAGTTCCAAAACGGCCTTTCGTGGGACTATCACATCTATGTCGCCCGTCGTGCTATTGGTCTCCAATTCAGCACTGGCAACAGCGAGACGATGGCCATCCGTTGCGGCTAGGGATAGCTGGTCGTCGTGCAGTTCTAATTTCACACCCATTAAATAGTATCGCACATCATTGGAGGCAATGCAAAATGCCACCCTTGATAGGTATGTCTTTAAATCGGCTTGTGGGAGGGTAAATTGAGTCACCGTTCCCTTATCCTTCCCTTTCTTTTTAGAAGGCGCAGACGCCTGTATGTCAGGGCTGTTAGGGTAGTCCTCGGCTGAGAGGGTAGCTAAAGTGAAGCGGCTTTTACCGGAGGCAACCACGACCTGTCCAGAGTCAGAATCACCCTTGCTTTTGATAGACACATCACTGCCGTCTGGCAACGAACGAATTACATCTAAAACCTTACGGGGGAGGGTGACACTAAAATCGTTGCCAGTTTCAACTGGAATCGTGTGTTGCATTTCAACTTCATTGTCACCCCCTATGATAGTCAATACGGCGCCCTCGGTGCGTAGGAGGTAATGACTCATAATAGACATGACTTGTTTCGTTTCTATCACGCCGCCGACTATTTTTAAAGGTGGGAGAATCTCTTTTTTGGTTAGTTCTAAATTCATAGTTTTATCTGATTAAAAGGGTGTTATGTCAAGTGCCGTGACTCTATTATTATAGAGTACAATACTTCACCCAATAAGTCAATTGGTCAATGACCATATTTTTTACCTGTATAGACTAACCCTATACAGGTTTAAAGTAGGGCTGTTTTAGCGTTTTATCCAAAATTGGCTGAGAGTGGCTTACTGCCTAGCTTTTCGGCCAACCCTATACAAACGGTTTTTTGGATATTTGAGGGTTTGGTAAATCTCACTGAGAGTGGCTTGGTATCTAGGTTTTTTGAGGTTTCGAGTAAGACTTTGCAAAAAGCCTTTAAGGCTACCCCGTACACTCTACGCAAGCCTACTTACAAAGTGTGCGATTTAGCTAAGAGTGGCTTGTTTAAAGGGTTTGTTAGAATACCCTTTCAGGGAGTCTGTATAGACTGTAAGCAGTTAGCTAATCGACCCCTAGACGGTGGAACCCCGCATGAATAAAGGCTTGTATGGACTGTATAGGGTGTATAGGGGTGTATACACACATATATTATTTTGAAATGTAAAAAAAGCATTGCCCAAATATATAAGCAAGTGAAAAAAATGCCCGCTAACCCCATACAGTCCATACAAGCCCCTATCCGTGCGGGTTTCCGTGTATAGGGCTGTGATGACAGGCCCTATACAGCCTATACAAAACTACACAAGTCTATACACATAATCTAAGAGGATATTTGAAGAATGAAATTTGAACCCCTACACTACCCTGACAAAATTAGAGTGATAAATCCCAGTGGGGACGTAGGTATAGTGACTCTATGGACCCCCATTAAACAGATGGTCAAGTCGCTTTGGACTGCGGGCATTGATTTATCCATTCACACCTCCCGTATAGCAACGATAGGCAACCTTTATGGCAACGGCCTACCTGAATTACTTAGAAACCTGCTATGGAATCCTCAAATCCGCCATCTTTTAATCGTGGGTCAAAACCTTTCTGGATCACGCGAAGACCTGCTAAATTTCTTTCAACTGGGCATTGAGGAGGTCACCTATTTAGGTAGCCCGGCATACCGTATCAAAGGTAGCCAACGCATGATTGATAACCTAGTTACACCCGCCGACTTCAAATACGGATTACACCTCCTACCAATGGGGCGACTCAGTGAATCAATAGAGAGGATAAAAGAAGCGTTCCAACAATTACCCAACCCTGAATGCCACGGCGACCTAGATAGGGTTAATATTCCACTCTCAAGGCTTAAAGTGACACGTTATCCGTCTGACCCACGGCATCATAGTATCCTGGAATCAACCCCTATCAAGGCATGGCGTGAAGTGGTATTTAGATTGATGCGTTTTGGCCATGCGGTGAGATTAAAGAAAGGAGGTCGCCGCGAGTTGCAAAACGTCAAGGTGACGGTGACTGACACGGCAATTGACATGAGTGATTTAGAGGAGTACGGTTTCTCCACTACCCACTTCCTAGAATACCAGAATCAAATCCTAGACCCCTCTCCCAATGACCAACCGTACACTTATGGCAACCGCATTCGTGGTTACTTTAGCTATCATGGTCGAGTAGTGGACTCACTCGCTATTGCAATTAAACGGTTGCAAGAGGATAATGAATCGCGTCATGTTTATATCTCGTTATGGGATAATAGTAAAGACTTGCCAGAGGGACATCATTGCCCATGCCTAGTCTCGCTTTTTTTCAGATACTTTGAAGGCAAACTAACCCTAACCGCTTCCTTTAGAACCCATAACGCAATGGATGCGTGGTTAGAGAATATGTACGGTCTCATAGCTATCCTTCATTACGTTGCCAAAGGGACGGGCATGGAGCCGGGTGCCATCACCATCTTTAGCCACTCAATTAGTATCAGTGAAGACAGCCTTGACCGTGCCAGTCGAGTAGCCTCTAAAGAAAAGAGAGTTGAATTACAACTCGACCCCTATGGCAACATGATGGTGACAGTGGATAAGACAACCTCTCAAATAGTGGTTCAACACACCTATCAAGGGGCCGTGATAAAAGAATACCGCGGTTCAACAAGTGAAGAGATAGAACGAGAATTGGCACGCGACGAGGCTATTTCAGATATATCCCATGCGCTTTACGTTGGCCGTGAGTTAGCCCGTGCTGAAAACAGATTAGGAGAGGCAACCCCAAAATGAAGCGAGTAAAGTATTGCCGACTGGCAGAGGACAGAACCGTTCGACCTGTCAGTCATTACGAGATTGCAGATGACGGTGTTGACCTCATCAAAGCCCACACAACCAACCTATTTGGGCACGATTTTGGCAATAGTAAGTATATACGAAACCTCCTTATTTCCCACCCTGACCCAATGGAATTAGCAAGGCGACTGGTGCGTGGTTTAGAGGTTCGTATAAAAGAGGGTGCTAACCCGGTTACCGTTTATGAAGCGGCACTGAGTTGGCTAGAATCAGAATGTAGTAAATCACAAAAAGAGAATAACTAGAATTAACGAGACTATAAGGGGAATTTAAAAATGGAATACAATTTTTCTATGCTGGCACGCGCAGAAACGATTTTACGCCAAAAATATTTACGAATGAAACCCGATGGTGTGCAAGAAACGTATATGGATATGCTAAACCGCACAGCAGAGCACGACGCTTACTTATGGCAACGACAACTAGGTCGAGAACTTAACGCAAAGGAGCGTTCTGAGATAGCCGAATACACCCACTATAAAGCCCAACGGATGTGGAGTTCGGCGGGGCGTGTGAATTGGCTAGGCGGGACAGCTAAATCACGGGAAGTTGAGGTGACGAGCTTCAATTGCTCACTATTAGAGGTTCATACGCCCGACAATGCAGTTAACGCATTATGGTTATTATTGCAAGGTTGCGGTGTCTCTGTGCAACCGCGGACTGGGGGTATTTTTGGATTCTCCCACTACATCCCCAAAGTCAGTGTGATTCGTTCCACCCGTATAGAGAAGGGACGTACCTTTAACACGCAAACTTTAGAGAATGGCGTGTGGACAATCAGTGTGGGTGACAGTGCCGTTGCATGGGCGGAGGCTTTTGGAATACTCCTGACACATCAATTTAATGGTGTAGAAATCCGCGCCACTGAGCTTGTATTGGATTTTTCCAATATTCGGGGTGCAGGTCAACAGACTTCGGGGTATCAGTGGAAAACGAGTGGCGACCAAAGAATTGCCGACTCTTATCTGAAAATTGCCATGCTGTTAAACAACCGCGTACAAAAACCTTTAACAGCGATAGATATTATAGATGTGGTGGGGTTAAGCGCAACCATTTTATCAAGTCGCAGGTCGGCGGCCTTGATGCAATTGCCTTACGGTCATGAGGAACGAAACGGTTTTATCCACTCCAAGGACAGGTATTATGATAATCCCTTGACTAGCCATCGTTACATTGCGAATCACTCGTTACTGTTTAGTTCCAGACCGTCCCTGAGTACCATTCGTGAGTTATTTCAACTCATCTATGAAGGCGGAGGAAGCGAACCTGGGTTTATTAACCTAGAGGCGGCGCAACGTCGCTTTACACATTGCAAGGGTGTTAATCCATGCGGCGAACAATTATTAGATTTTTTTGGCCTTTGCAACCAAGTCACGATTAACGCCAACATAGGCACCTATCAACAACAACGGCGCGTGGCTTACCTAGCGGCCAGGGTTGCCTACCGCCAAACTCTCGTCAAGTTAGACGATGGGATTTTAGACCCAAGGTGGTCGCGGAATAACGAACGCGACCACCATATTGGTGCAGGTATCTCTGGTATTGTACAAAGCGGCATATATCATCGTCCTGAAGAATTAAGGGGTTTGCGGCAGGCCGTGATTCAGGGTGCTAATGACATGGCAGACGAATTAGATTTACCTCATTCCGCAACGTACACAACAGTTAAACCAGATGGCACCGTCGGCAAAGGTATATTTATGACATCTGAGGGTACACACCATCCAATTGCAAAACACTTAATTAACTATGTTAATTTTGCAGGCTCGGATCCGGTGGTGCCGTTACTAGAATCGCACGGCCTTGAAGTGCGACCCAATCCTCACATAGAGGGTTCAGTAATCATTGGGTTTCCAATTCATTGGGAAGGTGATTTCAAATGGCAGACGAATGCGGCTGGTATCGACATGTGCGCTGAGACGGCACTTGACCAACTTAATCGCTATCAAGTGCTAATAAGAAACTACTCCGGCACCAGCGTAAGTAGCACCGTCACTTTTACGGAACCAGAGCTTGACGGCATGGCCAACTGGATTTATCGAAATTGGGATGACTACGTGAGCACTGCATTTATGCTTAAATACGAAAATTATGATAGTATTGATAACAAGTCGTACCTCCCACAAACCCCAGTGACAGCCGCCGAATACCAACGGCGTTCGGAATTAATCAAGTCGATTGATTGGGATAACACCAATTTAGACAGACAATTTGACCGACGGGTTGCAGCCGAATCCGAAGATTGCAAATCAGGGCAATGCAGTATAGACTTAATCAACTAACAGTGAGAGACAATACCTATTTTCCAAACCCTAAGAGAATAGGTATTGCCATAAGGAATCAATTATGCCAAAATCGATTGTGACTAGAAAAGGCGACGACGGCCTGACTGGATTGATAGCAGAGGGACGGGTTTCTAAAGCCTCCCCACGGATTATTGCAATGGGTAGCCTTGACGAATTAGTCGCCCAGCTGGGAGTCGCCCGTGCGCTTTGCAGTGATAAAAAAGTTGCATGTATCATTAAGATGGTGCAATATGATTTATTCAACTTAGGCGCCTCACTGGCAACCCCTATTGAAGGCACAAGTATTCAAGAAAAGGTCGGGCTAGAGATAGTCCAGTCCCTTGATAAACACGTCGCCGCTATTGAATCTCAAGGGGTACGCTATGAATGGTCAGTGCCTGGCGATAGACTAGACGTTGCTGTTTTAGAAGTCGCCCGTACCATTTGCCGCCGTGCAGAGTGCAATGTGGTTGCATTAAAAGAAACAGGAGAGTATGTTAATCCATACGTGCCTGTGTACTTGAATAGGTTGGCCGACCTGCTATGGTTACTAGGCCGGCTGTTAGAAAAGAATTTGAAAGAGGAGTCTGAATGACAGACAAATATCAAGTTAAGCAATCTACACTTTACCGTGGGGATTGCTTTGAAGTTTTGAAGTCACTGCCCGATGAGTCAGTGGACGCGGTGGTGACGGACCCGCCCTACGGTATTTTGAAACATAAAATCGAGACAGGCATTGACATACCCCGCTTCCTTCAAGAGTGCTACCGTATTCTGAAGCCGAATTGCTTCCTTATTTACTTTGGGCGTCAGCCCACCCTCACCCTCTGGAATACCGAAGCGTTTAAGCTCTTTAGGTATAAGAATGAGGTGATATGGTATAAGCGGTTCCGGTCATCCCCAATGGGGGACATGGGGAGAGTGTATGAGAATATAATGATAGTGTGCAAGGGGGATAACAAGCGATTTAACGAGACTAGGATACCCTATCTTGATTTTATTGAAAGCATGGCGGATATTACGAACCTTAGCGGTATTAAAGGGGCTTTTAATAAAGTGATAACTCCCTATCGTGACAAAATGAAATATGAGGAGGCACTTCGTTATTTAGAAGCAAAGCAAAATAATACATCTATTAAACAATTTTTAATTGAGGATTTTTCACGCAACAATGAACAAAATGCAAGTTTCAACAAACAACGACGAATGAAAAGAGTGCCAGCAAATACTATTGTTTTGGGTGCAGTTGTAATGGGTAAGCCACCTCAAAACCTTGTTTCATTTCTGCCACACAATCTAGTCGGCTACGACCCCTCCGGCGAAGGCAAAGGCGAGTACAATATCAAACACCCGACGGTTAAACCTATCAAATTAATGGAATGGTTAGCCGACTTGACTACAAAGCCGGGCGAGGTCATCATAGACCCCTTCATGGGCAGTGGCACCACGGGCTTGGCCTGTCAAAATTTAGGTCGCGACTTCATTGGGATAGAATTAGACCCAGGTTACTTTGAAATTGCCCGTCAAAGGATAGCAACGGGCACCGTTGACGATGCCAGTGAGACCGACGTGACCTCAAACGAAACCCCGTCACCAAAACAATATCGCCTCTTGTAAAATATTTTTTCACTACCTATTGACAAAGTGAAAAAAACCTATCACACTATATAATATAGTATTAAAGCAAGCTAAAAGGCACACCGAATGAATATTCAAGACACGGTGCCTGAGCTGTTTGAATGGATGGAGGTTTTTAGGGCTGGCAAACATATTGATAGCCAGGGCAACGAGACCACTTGGACAGAGGGCAACCTTGACGACATAGTGGCCAACTTTCAACCTAATACCTTCTCCGTTCCAATCGTCTTAGGCCATCAAACTTCGGACGCTTCTCCCGCCTATGGATGGGTCTCTCACCTCAAAAAAGAAGGTGACAGACTCTACGCAAAATTAGCAAATGTATTAGAAACATTTGCAATCAGTTTTAAAAACAAACAATATCCCAATCGCTCTGTCAGGATAGACCAGACAGACCGCGGTTTTGAATTAGGTCACCTAGCTTTTCTAGGTGCCGTCCCCCCCGCAATAGAATTGCAACCCGCGATTCAATTTAAACGGTATATAAGCTCCCACGAGTTCCCCGTACCGTCCCCCGAAGCCTCACCGACTCAACCCTTATCCTTAATGACAGGAGAATTAACTATGGCCATGCCTATCAAACAACCTGACGGTAAAGAAGTGGCAATGGAAACGGAAACTAAACAGCCTGACAAAACTGTTTCTGAAGCCGCCACTCCACCAAAAAAGACGGGCGACCCACAAGCCGCCAACGAAAAAGAACCTCTCAATTACGAATTGGCAATCGACCAACCCCCAGTGGTTGCCGACGCCAGTCCACCTCCCCCGCCCAAACCCATGAAACCGCCGGCGCCAGCTACCCCGCCGCCCGGCATGGTGATAATGAGTGAGCACGAAAGGCAACTCTTGTTAAATCAAGGGGTCGCCTCCGCCGCCGAAGCAATGCTTGCCAGTGCCCAGTTATTCGTGAGTCAATTGCAAGCCGCCGGTAAAGTCACCCCCGCCCTACTCGACGGGATTGCCGACTTCATTTGCTTCTTAGAACGAATTGACAGCCCCAATCCTATTTTTGCCTACGCCGCTTCGGTTAATCCCAAATTGGCCGCTAAGAAAGTGACGTATCAAAACGAGAGTGGGCAAATGATCGAAGCGAGACCCGTCGATTTCTTTAAGTCTCTTTTAGAGAAGCTCCCTACTCAATATCAAAACAGTCGGCACGATTACACCGCCATGCCTGTCGCCGACCCCGCACAACAATTTAACGAGGTTGTGCAACATATCACAGCCGGCTACCGACAACCGCCGACGGCATTTACCCCTACCTATAGAGGAATGCACCCATGAACCTATACACGAAAGTTGAATTAGCACCTTCCAATCTCCTAGACGGCAACTACCCTATTCATACTGAGTCGGGCATTATCACCACGGGCAACCTAACCGCTGGTGCAGTGCTAGGTCGAATCGCCACCGCCGCTGGCACTCCTGCTTACGGTGCTGACAATACCGGCAACGGCACGATAGGGTCGATTAGTCTCGGCGCACAAGTGATTGGGGGTGTGTACGGTCTTATTTGCAACACGGCACCTACGTCGGGAAGCACTGCTAAATTCACATTAACCGACCCACTAGGCAACGTGATTAGTACTACGATTGCCACCGGCTCCCAGCAGACCACGACCCACTTGATATTTACCATCACGGCGGGCGGGACGGCGTTTGCAACTGATGACGTTATCACCGTACCAGTCCTAGCCTCTAACTACAAATTGTCAGCCAGTGCCGCGGTGGACGGGTCAGCTACGCCAGTGGCTATCCTACTGCAAGATACCGACGCAACCTCCGCCGAACAAACTGCCCCTGTCTTATTAGCAGGGAGGGTTAACGCCCGCGACCTTAGCTACGGAACGGGTCATACCTTCGGTACTGTGAAATGGCCATTACGGGCTTTAGGCATTCACGCCGTAGCCTTTCAGACGACTTAACGAGACGAGAGAGGAACTAAATTATGACTGTCACTGAATTATTACTTAACCCCATTACGCTACTGAGCGCGGTTAAAACTATCCCACCGCTCTCTACTTTTTTGCGCGACTTTTTGTTTAAGGAGACGCAACAATCGCAAACCCTATCGGTGGCTATTGATGAGCTTATCGGTAGCCGGCGCCTCGCACCATTTGTTGCCAGTAACACCGTCGCCCCTAATGTGGAAAAATTACCCATTAGCACCAAAATTTATCGGCCTCCTTTAGTCAAGGCGAAAAAGAGTCTGCAAGCGATTGATGCTCTTAACCGTCTACCAGGTGAACTGCCATTTACCACGGGCGGGGCGTTTAATCAACAGCAACGGGCAATGGAATTACTGGGTTGGGAACTGCAAGACCTGAGTGACCGTATCTCTCGCCGTGAGGAATGGATGATTAGCCAGTTACTTGATACGGGGTCTATCACCATTGGAGGAGACGGTGTTAACGAGATAATAGACTACGAGATGCCGTCGACCCACAAAATCATCCTCACCGGCAACGACCTATTTAGCAGTTCTAACAGCGACCCGATTGCACTCTTTACCGCATGGCAACGCCTTATTCAGCAAGACGGTAAAATGGGCCCGGCTGACTTCGTTATCATGGGTCGAAATGTCCGCGATGCCTTTTTGTCGCACCCGAAAATCTCTGCTAATGCCACCTCCCTTCTAAACACACTGCGAGTGGACTTAGGCGTGATTAACCCTACTGTCATTCAAGCCAATGGGGCTGAGTTTTTAGGTACCCTTAAAGGCATGGGTGGTCTCAATTTGTATGCTTACAACCAGTATTATGAAGATGATAATGGCAACACTTGTGACATGATGCCGGCGGATAAAATCTTCATCGGTTTTAGCGGCGCCCGTAATATTTTTGCTTACGGTGCTATTCAAGATTTTCAAAGCCCGACGGCCACCACCAATGCTTCCCGTATGCCTAACACCCTCCCCACTTTACCACGTAATAACCTATACGCTATGTCACGGTTTCCAAAAACGTGGTTCACTGAGGAACCGTCTGCACAAATGCTAATGATTCAGTCGGCACCTCTGCCCATCATGGTGCGGCCCGAATGCTTCGCTAGTATCAAGGCGGTTTAAGAGGCATACCCCATGTACACGTCGCCGCTTGCAATGATGCAACAATTTGGAGTCCAACGGCTTACTAAGTACGCCTCCCCAATCGACACGGTGGTGATTAAGGTAGTCCCAGCCGCCGTGCTAAGGGCAATCATTACAGGTGGCGACACCTCTTCTTTTTCCAATGAACAATTGGAATTAGGGCAGGGTGCATTGACGCGGTTAGAGGAGAATATTACAGCGGCTGAGAGTGTGGTGAACGCCTACCTCATACGCCGCTATCAAGTCCCTTTGAGTGACGACCTCCTCTCAGCAAACCTTGAGTTATTAAGACGGCATACCAATTTTATCGCACGCTACCTCCTAGCCGCGCATAAACCCAGTGCCACGATTAAGTCGGCCTACGATACTTCAATTAGCTGGTTAGACGGTATCACCACTGGCAACCGCGGAGGACTCAGTTTAGGAGAAGAGGAAGCTAACATCACCCTAACCTACCCTTCCCTTTCTCCTCCTTTTTCAGTTAAACAGAGTGTAAGTAAAATCGCATGGTCCCGCTACAGATAGAAGTGGATACAAATAGAAGTGAGAAAGGAATACGGGAATTAAATTCACGCATCCGCGACCTTAGCTACCCCTTTAAAGAAATAGGGGAGTATATGATGACAGAGATTGCCATGCGTTTTGACAAAGGAGTCGACCCCGATGGCAAACCGTGGCTAAAGTCAAAACGCGCCATCCGCGACGGCGGTAAAACGCTAGTGGATAAAGGAATGCTAAGACAAGCTATTAACTATAAAGCGAGTAAAGATGAGGTTGAAATAGGAGTCGGCAATTTTCCAGTGTATGCACGTATTCACCAATACGGTGGGCGAACCGGAAAAGGACATAGACTGAATTTACCTGCGCGACCCTATTTAGGCATTAATCAAGATGACATAGACGAAGCGCAACGTATCATTGAAAAATTCCTACGTTTGAGAGGATAAGAAAATATGGCAATTATCACAGATTATATGAAAGAGAGGTTAGTTAAACACCTCCTTGGAATTGAAACACTCCCACCTGTCACCAATTTGAGACTCGCGCTTTATACCAGTGGCAACGGCATTGAGACAGATACCCCGACGGGCGAGGTGGCCGACGTCAACTATCAGAAACAGCCGGTGCTATTTGACGAAAGTATGATAAGCAAGCCGTTTCATTTTGACGGTTTTGCCACCGAAGTGAGTATCACGCACCAAGCCTTAGTAGGCACGATGGAGGAGGTGGATAGAATCTTAATAGCTATTCCTTTTGAACTGCCAGTCACTCCTTTAATAGGTCAACCGCTTTGGTATGAGACTGGTAAAATCACACTGGAGTTGACAGATATATAGGGCTTCATTATGGCAGGCATATTCACGGCTTACACTGCAAATAAATTAAAGAAATTGGTTCAAGGGGCAGATGCGTTTGCACTCCCTACCACTTTACACATAGCGGCCTATACAGGAAGCGACGGAATTAGAGAAAACAATGCAAGTCAGGAAGCGTCTTACGTGGGTTATGAACGCAAGGTGATTACGTTTGATGGTACGGGTGTGAATAGTCCAGTCTTTTTCGCAGGCCCCCCTACCGAGGTCACCATCACCTATATCGGTATCCTGGACGCCGATGCCGATAAGATTCTATGGGCCGCTCCTCTGACCAACCCCGCGGTACTTACGCCCGGTAAACCGCTGTTTTTTGACAGTGGGGATATAGTGATTAACATCGACACGATATGATTAATTTCACCTCCACCTCCAGCGCGACTGTGACAGCGGGTGCAATTGCACAAGCCGACCTCAATAGCAGGTCGGCCAGTGCCGCGTCTGCCACCGACACTCCCATAGTCAGTCGCCGTGCAAGTGGGAGGCAATCTAGTACGGGTGAGACACAAAACTATGAATTGAGTACCCAAACCCTAGCAGGGGAGGTGACGTTAATAAGTGACATAAACTTATTAACCAACCCCTCCTTAGAGTTAGCAGGCACGTTAGAGTTACAGCCGACTTTTAATCAGACCTTAGCCTCCACCGCCAGGCGTAATATTGTGTTGAAACTAAGGGAAGACCTCTATGGTCAAATCGCCATTGATGACTTCAAAAACGAGGTGACTCAAGTAGAGGGCACGACTGACTTTAGAGGGCTTCTAACCGAAGACCAAGTGGCCTCCACACCAGCGGTTTTTGTGATGCGATTACGCACTCAGTCCACTGCTAATCAGACGTTAGGGTATGAAGTGCGACAGCAGGTGGAGGACTATTTTGGAATCCTGTTAGTGGCAGACAATGTGACAGATGAGTATGGCGTGAACTCAATGGATATTATTTGGGCATTGCATACTAAGATAGTGGACTCCCTGCTGGGCTGGCAACTCCCTACCACTGAATTTGACCGTCCTACCATGCCCTTAACCTACCGCGGCGGGACGGCTTACGGTTTAGAACTGGACTCATATCACTGGCTTGACCAGTTCTCTTGTACCTCTCAAATTTGTAGTTATAGAAACCGACCTAAGCCAGTGACTTTTTAACCTTGAGGAATTAAACCATGGCCTTTCAAAATTGTGGACTGATGTCCAAAAAAATAGGAGCGTTAACCGTCCTTGAATCCCAATACGGAGTCGACCCATTAAGTGGATATACCACTATCCCAGTGAATAGCGGTGCCGACTTTAAAATGGAAAATGATATGCAAGAGCGTACCATGATGATGCCTAACTTCTCCCCAGTTGGCAAACTCAGTGGTGCGATGTCGGCTACCTCTACGATTGCAGTTGAATTTTTAGGAGGTGGAGTTGACCAAAGTAACAAGGTGCAAGCTCCTTTCTATGACGACTTAATGCAAGCCAGTGGGTTAGTGAAAAAAGCGGCCTACTTACTCACTTGCACGGGCAGTACAGGAAGCTGGGTCACCACTGAAACGATAACCCAAGCGGCCACGAAAGCAACGCACGTCGGCACGGTTAACTTGTCTAGTGGACACGATTGGAGTGGCACGTCGCAAACCTTTTCTATTAACGTGAATAACGCCGGGGCCACCGAGGTCACCCTTGACAGTGCATGTGCAAATGTAGCTGAAGTGGTCACTGAAATTAATGCCCAATTGGGCACGGCGAACGTAACAGGTGTGGAGGCGTATGCCAGCACCAATTACGTCGGCATTCGCACAACCACGGCAGGAGGTACACAAACCTTTATTTTAGCCGCTGGCAGTCCTAACGCACTCGCCACTTTAGGGTGGACGGCGGGCACTTATACCGGCACCGCGGCGGTGACTGGGACGCTATTGGATGCGAAGACGGGCGGAGGCGGGGCCGCAACCTTGACGGTTGTTACCACGGGGAGCTTTGGAATCGGTGCAGTGACAGGGGCGGGGGGAGGCTCTGCCACGGTGGCAACGGCGTCTGATGGTATTGTGTACGTGCCAACCAGTTCATGCAGTGAAATGGAATCAATGACACTGCATTATGTACGAGACCTAATGAAGCATATTTCAACTGGAATGCGAGCCGACCCGACGTTTACCTTTGAAGTGGGTAAATTGGCCACCGCCTCCTTTGCCTTGACAGGTCTTTACACCGACCCCACCGATACCAGCCCCCCAACAGCAACCGTACCTAGTATTTTACCGTTCCCTCTTATGGGTGCAACCATCGTAATTGGCGACTTGTCTCCCACTTTGATGGCGTGCAGTAAGTTGGAACTGAAATTAGCCAACACCGTCACTAAACACATGGACCTATCTGATGCTAACGGTATGTCCAGTGTCGGTATCACGGGACGGAAACCCACGGGTTCAATTGACCCGCTTGCACCCTCCTCGTTGGCTGACTTTAACCCTATCGCAATTGCGAAAGCCGGCACCAAGTTAAGGATTGAGGCTTTGTTTGGGAGTACGCACGGCAACCGATTTAAAGTGGTTATCCCTTATGCTCAGTTGGACATGCCAGAATTAGGAGACCGTGAGGAACTGGTAGTCTATAACTTAAATTTCACTTGCACTGGCAACAAAGGAGACGACGAGTTCTATATCCTTTTTGTCTAGTGTCGACTGGTTAATGCTAGTGATAAAGTCGCTGGCATTAACCTCAATTTATTTCATTACAAGAGGTTCAAATATGCCTTTAACATTTAGTAATATCACGAATCAGAAAAGCGTCAAGATTAGCTTAGGTCGCGGCGAACGAAATGCTGTCATGTTAGGAGTCAAGTTTTATGTGATGGATGCCGAAAAATGGGGTGAGTACATCGGCGAGATGGTTGACACAGAGGACACAGTTGACGAGGGCGGCGAGGTAGTCAAAGCCCCTAAACGAAAATTTGTAGATACCCTGCGGTCTAACAAAAAGGCTGTATTAGAGGTTTGCACAGAGGTCGTGGTATTGAGTGAGGACGGACTGGTTATTGACCTGTCAGTTCCGGAAACCGACGGCGACGGCAACCCACTGAAAGACGAGTATGATAAACCCATTACTCGTAAAGTGACTGCCCAATTAAAGAAAGGCGACGCTATGCAAGGGGAGGTGTTAGACGCCTTCTTTAGCTTTGTCACCACGGTTCAGCAAGTAGTGGAATACTACTCAAAGAATGTCATTAATATTCACCAACCCGACAAAAAAAAGTAGGGTCGTACCGCAATCAATTTGAGGAGGATAATTTAGTTGAGGTTGCCAATTATTGGGCCAGCGGTCAAGGGGGCGACGATAAACCTATAGAGGAGGTTGAGTCTGATATTAACCTCCTTGTTGACCCCGATACCGCGGCTAAGTTAGCCGAACAATTTAGGCAAATGGCAACCCCTGACGAATGTCATATCCTCCCTAAAAACTGGGAAACCTTCCTCTTTTGGCAACGTGTATCCAGTCATTGGTTATACGGTGCCATGGGGGGCATTCTGGGATTGGACTGGTCGGTTTTGTACGCCAAAGTGAATCTTTATCACCTCTCCCCAGAGGAAGAGGTGCGAGAGCGTTATGGCTTCGGACGTGTGTCCTTATTGATGATAGAGGGTATAGAGATTATGGAACGCGAAGCGAGACGGGTGTTGAATGAAAAGCATAAGTAAGGAATTACAAGGTATGATGTCGGCCTGTATGCAATACAAGGTACAGGTCTTTTTCGAACGAGTGGACACGGATTGCTTCCCAAAGGCGATTCGACCTCTCGTGTCACTTATTGGAATTGACCGTACCTTGCAAATTTGCCTACTCACTACCAAGCTACGAATCCCTAAAAAGGAGGCGACTTTACAACGTAACCACAATAATCCTATCTATCAAATTTTACTCTCCCTGCCCACTGAGTCGCGCACCCTACTCCTTATGCAATACCGTGGCTGCCAATTGAACGTTCCACGATTCACCACGGTATGGAATCGCACTTTGAAACGGGCAGGTGATAAAAATTAAAGGGAGATTTAAATGGATGTGATTCTGGAATTAATTAATGAAAACCACGACCATATTGTAAATTTAGCTATTTCATGTACATTAGGGTTGCTAGGTGCATTCGTCAACGCACTCTCCAAAAAGGATTTTAGAAACGGGTTTCAAGTAGGACGAATCATATTGTCAGTTAGCTTTGTGTCACCCACTATCTATATCCTACTCGCAGGCTTTGTGGATGTTAAACTGCAAATGGGATTTACGGTATTATCCGGTGCTTTTCACGATGAGGCTCTCTTTTTATTAAGGAGGCGGTTTGATAATATGAAGGGGACTATTGAAATGGGAGGAACTAGCGTAAAGCGTACCGACGTCGACCAATCACCAGTGCAAACAACCCTCACCACTGATGATTCAAATAGAGGTAAGGACAAATGAATATTAATTGGCAGACGCTCTATTTTTTAATTGCCATTGGAGTGCTATTATTCGCATTCCCTAATGGGGTAGGGAACATCATACTGTTTCTAATCACCGCTTCTTTTGGAATCTACACGCTGTATCGTATGAATAGAAAGAAGTGGGAGAATCCCGCTATCACCAAACAGGAACGGGGACGCGGGGTGGTGCTTATCATTTTCTATACTATCATGTATGCCCTCCTAGAAACGAGCTGGGTGTTGCAAGGTAGCGGCGGGTTAATTGGTGATACGCTTGATGTATTGTGGACTCTATTGGAGAGTATCCAGGGCATCGTGTTACTATACCTCATTTTCCAAGTCAATTTAGAACTGAATTTTTATGAGTCCACCGACCCCCATAGCAAGGAAGGGATTATTACACGGATTCTAAAGGGACGATTATATACCCAAAGTAACTGGCATCAATCTAAGTGCCGTAAGTGCAAATGTGCGAAATGTAAATTCAAAGAGGAGAAGCAAAATGCAGACTCTTAGCTATTATTTGAAGTTGATATGGGTGTGGTTAAAGGGGTTGGTTAATGCACAAAATGATACCGACCTCCTTTGGTTGCTTATCAACAAACTGATTACCCCTGACATACAATCCCTTATCTATGAACTGATTAGGGAGGCGGCTCGTTTGGACATCAGTAGCGCAGAAAAAAAGAAGTATGTTATGCGGCGAATTGATGACATGCAACACCAGCTACTGTCTAACGTGTACACTCTAAAAGACGGTGTATTGAGTACCGCCGTGAACCTCTTAGTTGAGTACATGCAAGCCAATGGGGAGCTGAAGCGAAGCGTACCTAAAGAGGTAACCTAAATATGAAAAGCATTAACCGACCCAGTCTTTACGATTCGTTAATAAAAGCCTATCAATTCAGTGCGCCGTTTCCAACGTTATCTATCCCAACCTATCAACAAGGGGAAGAGAATACAACTGGGGAGATGACCGGGCAACGAGTCACTAGCGTCGACAACGACCCTGACTTCATTCACGCTCTCCCTTACGTCCTTAACCCCGACCCAACGTTGGCTAGGCTAGGGTACGCCCAGACCGTGCCCGTGTATGAGAGGTTGGCAGAGGATGCGCATGTCGCTGGCATTATCCAAAGAATGTATGCCGGTTTAGTACGTTTTGAGACGCACGTACAGCCGGGCGGGTTGCGTAAAGTAGATAAGCTGGCCGCGGCATTGTGTGAAAAGATTTTGGATACGCCACCCTCCCCTAACTTTAGCTGGGATGACTTCTATTTTAAGGTTTATGAATGCGTCCTTTATGGTTTTGATTTAAAGGAGATTGTTTGGGATTACAAAGGCAAGTATCTGTTACCTATCGAATTGATTGACGTGCCCAGGCGACGGGTGTTATTCACACCTTACGGCCTCCCTTTGGTCAGGACTCGTGGGAACTTCTTAGGTGAACCCTTGCACCCCAATAATTACCTCCTTACTCGCCACCGTGCGACAGTGGATAATCCCTACGGTTTTGCCGCTCTATCCTCCTGCTATTGGCTAGTGAATTTCAAGCGCATGGTGATGGAGTATTATGTCAAATTTATCGAACGGCATGGCAGTCCATGGGCAATTGGTAAATACCCACCCGGCACCAAAGCGGAGGCAATTGATACCATTCTGAATCAGTTAAGCAACATGTTAGATTCGGCTTGCGCCGCCGTCCCGGATAACGTCGCCGTCGAATTTATGGAGGCTAAGACGAGTGAGAAAATGATTCACAGTGGCTTTATTGACCTAGTGAATAGTGAGTTATCCAAAGCGATTCTATCCTCTACTTTAGGAGTTGAAATCACAGACCAAGGCTCACGGGCCGCCGCCGCTACTCATTTGGAATCCGAAGGGATGGTCACCGAGGCGCATCGTAAGATGATAGCCTCCACTATGAATCACCTCTTTTTCTTAGTCACGCGGTTTAACTTTGGAGAGAAGGTTAGATCTCCTTATTTTGAGTTTTACGAGGAAAGTGAGGCTAAAAAGACCGCGGCTGAGAGTTTTGATATTATCCGTAAGTACCTACCCTTACCATTGCAATTTGTAAGCGATAGATTGCAAGTAGAATTAGCAACCAAAGGTGAGGCGATTTTACCTGGGTATGAGGGTGAATGGGATTCGCTAGAGGAAGCGACTCAGGTGGTGACTGAATCCTCTCAGGTTGGCAGTGAATCAGATAGCAATGAACCAACGGTTCAAGATGTGGTAGAGGCCGACCTACCTCAAGAAGAGAGACAAATTGAAGATGGTCTCGCACTTCCTGACGACCTTGAACATCGAGACACGGTGGCGTTTTCAGCATACCATGGGGAGGGTTGCCAATGCGGTGAATGTGGTCATGAATACAGTGCCGGGAATAGAGATTGGGTGAGTACCTTATCCCCTAATGACCCACTGGATATTATCAAACTAAGGTCGGCAAAAAGCTACAGCCGTTTCTTAGCTAAAGACTTAGAACGATTAGTGGACATAGTTGAAAAAGCCGACTCGGTCGCCGACCTACAAACTCAGTTAATCCGATTCTATCAACTCCCACGTAAAGAGGCGCAAACCGCCTTGACTGAATCGATGGTTTTGGCATGGCTATTGGGGTACGAAAAGGAAAAACAATGGGCGGATGTGAGTGTATAGACTGTATAGACTTGTATAGGGTTTGGTAAAAATAGGGTCTTTAAACGCAATTATCGAATCCCCTAGACCCGCATAAACAGGGCACTCTAGGATTCGGTAAAATCCTGTTTTCAGTCTATACAGACCCACTACGGCATACAACCCTATACGCACTGACAGCGAGGTTAATTTAACTAAACACCGCGCCGTTGCTAGGTTTCTTATGAAACTGCCAGTATGGGGTTGGCCAATACAAAAGTGAATTTGTATAGGACCGTATGCACTCCATTATCGAACCCTATACGGTGGAAACCCGCACGGATAGGGGCTTGTAGATATGCAGGGTTCCGTGTATGGGGTTCGATTAACCGACTGCATACAGTCTATACAGATTTTCTAAAGGGGTATTCTACCCAAAGACAAGCAATCAATTAACCAAACCCTCTAGGTGACTTAAATGAACCCTAACGAAACTAATTTAACCCAATCCACTGGCAGTAATTTTGATTGGCAAACGGTGCAGTTTACCGAGGCGATTGACACACTGAATAATAAACTAGATATTCCAGTTGAAATGCGTGGGCAGGTAGCAGCGGCCTTGCAAGAAACAACTTTTTATGTAACCGGAATGGTACGTGCCGACGCGATTACACAAGTACACGAAAGTCTAAACAACGTGTTGACTAACGGAGGCACGTTAGCCGACTTTAAACGCGATTTTAAGGCCATTGCAGAGAAAACTGGATTCCAACCCCGCGAGGGAATCGCACGCCGCGCAGAGGTGGTTTATGAGACGAATTTACACACCGCGTTAAATGCAGGGATTATGCAACGTATGCGGGAGACGGCTGACACTCGCCCTTATGCCAGCCTAATGACGGCTGGCGGCGCAAGGACATGTGGCAATTGTGCAATGATGGGAGGTGTGAGTATGACTATTCAGCAATGGGGTAGTCGCGGGGGTCCGCCTTTTCACCACCGTTGCCGTTGCGAATTAAGGAGTTTTTCAGTCTCTCAAATGGAAAGGCACGGCTTAACCCCATTCGACCCGGATAACGATAAGATGACCTACAAGGGGAAAAATGGGGAGACTAAACAAGTGAGTATGAAGGACACTTATACCCATACCAATCCCCACACTGGCAAAACAGAATCTATTCCAGTCGGCACTTCCCCTGGGTTCAACTATGCGAAGGGACTGGGAGGCACTCAAGTAGCAAACGAGGCAATACAAAGCAGAGTGAGTACCCTACCAGCTTATATACAACCCACTGTCAAAGCCGATTTTGCCACCGCCTCTGGGCAATAAAAAATGGCCGTCAATTTAGCTGACGGCCTCTCACTTATTCTACTGGTTTAACCTCCTGTCTTTTGGGTCTTGGTTTAGGTTTAATCCACACCCTAGCCATTGCCGTTCGAGTGCCTCTCAGAAGCGGCATAGCCTCACTTTTCCTAGCCCATCCCTTACTCTCCAAAATCCTTGCAAGGAGGTGTTTATCAGACATCCGGGTTGCCACGGCATCGGGTAAAAAGCGGGTTAGGAACTCTTGAGTCGTGACCTCCTCTGGGTTCTCGCTTCTTAGATATAAATCCAATACCGCCTCTAAAACCGCCCTCCTTGGGTTAATCCACTTTTCACCACGCGGCTTGCGGCTCCAAAGCCTCCCTTGCGGTGAATTGATTGGATAGAACCCATGCTTTTTTAGCACCCGTGTTAACAGGTTAGATTCCCCTTTTGTGAAAACTTCACCCAGTATAGCCTCCCTTGAAAATAGCTCGGCCTGTGGATGTTTTCTAAGGAACTTCAACATCTCCCTTTCTATCAATCCCTTACTTCTTTCTGTGGTAGTCATACCTTTATTCCTCTAACTCTAACTCGCTTCTCATTGTGTACAACGTGGTGCGAGAGATACCCATTGCCTCTGCCACTCGTTTCATGTTACCCCCGCAAAGGTCGTAAACCTCCTTGAAGTAAGCCCTCATTACGTCGTTTCGAGTGGGTACACCGTTAAATCTCAACACCACACCATTATTAACCGACCTCTCTTCTTTTTCAACTGCCACCACTGTCTTGACTGCCCCGCCGGCTTGCATACTAGATAGCGTCGCAGTGAGGTTAGCTAACGCACCGATAATCTCTTGATGATCCCCTCCTTTGGACTCAGGTAGTGGGAGTGCATCATTAACCACGATGTCAATGTCGGTGACCATCTTGACCACACCCTTAGTCACCTCCCCATCCCTAAAAATCTCAATCCGTTGGCAGACCTGTTTCAGTTCCCTGACATTGCCCGGCCAGCGAAGCGATTGCATGTATTGCATTGCCTCCCCAGTAAAGCCGACGCCCGGCAGGAATGACTGAACCAGTCCGGGCACGTCACCTAGCCGTTCCCTAAGAGGTGGTATGTTAATCGTAAAGCCGTTTAACCGTTGGTATAAGTCACCCCTAAATTGCTTCTCCTTAACCAATTGAGGAAGCGAGTAATGGGTTGCGCACACCACGCGGGCATTGGAGGAAAGTTGTTTAGTCCCTCCCACCCGCATGAAAGTACCATTTTCCAAAACCCTCAATAACTTCGCCTGGCACTGGAGAGGCATATCACCTATCTCATCTAAAAAGATAGTTCCGCCGTGCGCCAGTTCAAATAACCCCTTCTTCTCCTTATCCGCGCCCGTGAAAGAGCCTTTTTCATGTCCAAACAACTCGCTTGCTAACAGCTCATTGCTAAAGCCGGCGCAATTGACCACGACCAACTCCCCCTGACGGCCTGACAGGTTGTGCAATTCCATTGCAACCACTTCTTTACCCACGCCCGTCTCACCATGAATGTAAATAGGCAACCCGTGGGGTGCAAGTCTGCTAACCATTTTCCGAAGCAACACCATCGCTTCGGAACTGCCCACTAACAAGCTAGGTGGGGACACCCCTAAGCACCGGTAAATATCATGGGGCAGGCACGGCTTAACGATAGGAATAAGGCCGTTTTGACGGTGATAATCAGCGGTTTCTTGTCGGCAAAGGATAATCCAACCCTCACTTGCAAACTCTACAAATTCTTCGTCAACCAGAACGAATTGGTATTCATCCAATTCATTCATATCAAAAGCGGACGAGATAACCCGTGCGCTATAACCACACCTTTTTACCACACCCCCGATGTGTAATGACAACTGATGATTTGGTGATACAATCAGCACCTTAGCTACTTTTTTCATGCGTGTACACCCGCGCTTATGTGAATTATTTTATTGATTATAATATAGTGCCAATCTGATATTTTTCAATACACTTTACTTATAAAATATCGCTTTGACATTTTGTCATAATCAAAACCCGCGTCACCATTAACTTTCTTGGACTAGGTGACAAAATGCCATAACAGCCAAATATACCGCAAACCCTTTATTTATGCGCCGACCCACGATTAGTATGCTAATACAGGCTGACAAAATGTCATAAAAGTGAAAACCGCCACATTCGCTACAGGCGCATTTTCATTAGCTTTTGGCGTGTGGCACAATACTTGAATAATAAAAAGTATAACACGAAAACTTTAGTATAGAAAATATTTAAAGTAAAGTGTATTGAAAAATTTAGGGATGGACTTATTATATGGATAGCGAAGTAACTACAAACGAATAACCACGAAATCATCTCGTTTAGAGGTGATTTTAGAGTAACACTGAAGTAACAATCTAAAAAATTATCAATTGCCAGCGAAGCGCGGATGAGACACGGTTAAGCGTAAAGTGTATGGATATAGAGTCGCGAGACTGCATAAGGATTTATAAACCGAGAGAATGGAATTTGTGCTGTTTTAAGTCGCTTCGTAGCAATAGTATTGGATTCCCCGATGTGGGTACACTTCCCAAACAAATGGTATAGGGTTAGTCCAGCGGATGCAATTCAACTTGCATCCCAAAATAAATAGCCGAAACTCCCCGATGTTTGGGGAGTCCACCGAGAATTGACTCCCGGTGCTGACGAGGCAGCTACCTCAAAAATTAACAAGGTGTTACATGAAATACTCACTAGCAGAAACATTAGCAGAACAATCCGCCTCTTACTCTAAGGAAGCAACTCAAGTTTACGTTAGAAGTATCTTGAGAGAATCAAGAAAACAAGGAGTCACCGTATCTGAAAAAACCGCCAGAACGGTGGCATGGATTATCTTGTCGGGTGAATGTGGGTTTGGGTTTGTATCTGGGGATACCTATGAAGGTTGCCGAGTGACTTGGCAAACCTATTACGAAGGCAACGGGATTACAAAGACGGTGAAAGAGAAGGAGGTATTGGAGGTGATGACGCACGAAGGCAACTTCGTTTTATCACCACTCCCAAAAAATTCCAAAACGATGGGTCTCATAAGAAAAGCTCACAGGAACTCGGATGCGGCTTGCATGGCATCTCGGTAATAGCCGTTACTCTAAAGTCACTCGGTTAGAGGTGACTTTAGAGTAACACCAATAAACGAGGACTACAGTATGATTAACTGGAAAGAGATTCAAGAAGGAAAGATTGTAGAGGTAACAGAGGAGGAGTTTGATTCCTTTTTAAACGCACTCCCGCCGAAGTTCTTTAAGCGAGAGGTGGAATTAACGAATGGCCAAACGGTCATTGCATCCTTCGGATTTTGCGAAGGAATGGATAGAATCACCGCGTTTTGGCACGACAAAGGGAGGTATTACGCGGCAGATACGGTGCTGTTTTCTAACGGTGATTAGCCGCTAGTCTAAAGTCACTCCGTGGGACCGGCACAGGGTGATTTTAGAGTAACACTAACCAATTTAACAAACCCCAAAAGAGGACGTGATTTTCTAACCTAACTATCGCCAATAAAATAAAGAGGAAACGACCATGTTTTTAGACAGCTTTTCAGATTTATTTTCGTTTGAAAAAACGGAAACCCATGCAGTAGAACTCTCTTACCGTCATCGCGGGTTCGAGAGACTCATTTGTGATGAAGATGACAGGATCATAAGGGTTGACAAGATAACACGACTCCCTCATTTCGCAGATTTAAATCGACTCATCACCCCTGCAATTCAGCTTGTCCATAAGGTGTGCGAGGAAACCGGATACACACCGTACTCCGCAACCCCAAAAGGAGGGGTGAGGTGCGGACAAGTTGTTGTGGCAAGGATAGGCGCACCAGCCGAAACCGTTTATATGGTTGCGCTGGAAGACCACGAAGGATTCGTGGTCAAAAATTTGGGCCACTACTTCGGAGATGGTGCTGAAAGAGCCCCATTCGCATGGATAAAAGGAGAAGAAATGGAATTATGTAGGTTGTTTGAACCCGAAAGGTTCAAGAAGTATGAAAGAATGAGAGACCAATGGCTTGGGAAAGAATCCTAATCACCACCAATAAAAAAGCCCCCTGTTTCAAAAACAGCGGGGCTTTTTTTATCTCCCTAATAGACATACCATACCGCAGTAACACCTGTTATAATAAGGATTAACCTACTTAATCTATTAGTGAATAATCCAATCAGAATCACACCCCCCCCGATAAAGATAACTATCCATTTAGTCAGTGCCTTAACCCACTCGCCCACCTTAATCCGTGCCTCCTCAATCTTTTTTTCAACAAAGGGGATTTGAATGTGTGGTATTGCTTTGCCACTCGGTTCACTCGCAGGGTCGCCGCCCGTAAAATATTCCCACAATGACTTGTATCCATACAATAAAGGAATGATAGTCAAACTCGCCTTTTGCATTCCGTTATTTTCAATTAGGTTGCCTTCGTTGCAAGCCCGTGGGACCGGCATAAACCGACCTACGAATCTCATTTTACCTCCCTCAATTCCAACCCCCGACTCATTCTCCACTACGGTATAGATGCAACCATTGTGGCATACTTCTTTAGGTAGTCCCGCTATGTTGCTATCCGAAGCGGGAACTGAGTACCCACTTAACTGGAGGGACACCCCGCTTGCTATGCACTGCTGAGTTGTTAATACCGCGGGACTGTAATTCACGGCCTGCAACCCGCCGCTATTCGTGGGAGGTGACGACATTAACGGTGGAGGCAATGGGGACGATGGGAACGGGTTCAAAGCGACTTTTAACTCATTGAGATTTAACCCCACATCACCCAAATTAACTAACCCGTACTTATGTAAAACCGCGGTTAGCAACACCATGATAAAAACAGTCAAAAGAGAGTTAAGATGTGTTGCCTTCGGTGTCTCTTTTTTAGTTTCTGTCACACCCTCGCCCTTGCTTCCTGGTATTGATACCACCTCATTAGGTGAGAGGTGAATGTGGACATGAATATGTTGACCGTCTGTGGTTTGTGTAGTTTGTGTGGTTTCCATTATTAAACTCCTCTTGCTATTCTATCCGCTTCCTCATTGCACCGCCGCGATTTGACATCACGGCACCATTGAGAATTTCTAAACCCTTCCGCCGCCCCTCGATAGTCACCTCTTTTCAGCATGGCCAGGGTATTCTTAAAACTAAGGAGGCCGCGGCTATCGTTGCCAATCCCCATATTGAACGACATTCTAACCAGTACCTCTCTCACACCGACCGGTAAATTACGTGCCCATGGGAGGTAATCGTATAACTCGTCGGTAGCGCGGTTGACGCTATATTCATACAGTGTGTTGACCTCCCCGTCGTTTATGCAATTAGGCATACTAACACCAATTAATCGACCCGTAATCCCACGGTTCGCCTCCAAATTCCACCCAATACCTATCGTTGGAATCCCTTTGGTATCACTATACCTGCAATTACGATACCCCTCATAACTACCTAATAACGACTTCATATCTCCCCCACCGATATAACCCAGTCCGCTGATATAGTTAGATTGTGGGTAGCTAAGGGAGGCATTTACTTGGGTCAGATAGAGAGTGGCTTTTACCTCTTTGGATGCCGCTGAAGTTTGCAGTACACCGGCACCGTTATCAAGCATTAATAAAGAAAGGAGGGTTATGATAATCATTAGTAAGTTCGTTGTTTGATTCATATCACCCTCCTTTCTTTAAAAGTTATTGTAATTCACTGAGCCGTTGGCTGTAAGCCTGTTTTAGTTGTAATTGAACCGCCTGTGGGTTGGAAACACCTGCGGATACAATCGAGTTCCTTTGCTTTATCCACTCCCGTTGCTGACTAACCAGTTCGCCCGGCTTCCCTTTTAAAGCCGCTTTTTTTTGATTAAATGCGGCTTGCAATTGTCTATCCAAGTTCGCCAATTCATCGGTGCCGACTTGACATAAGACTCTTTCAGATTCATTGAGTCTTTTCCGGCACCAATCGAAGGTTGCCGCCCCACTACTCAATGCGACTGGTTGCTCAGCAGTGGGAGTCGCTGGTTGTTGTTGCATTTGTTGAATAGCAGACATATACCATGATTGGATAGCCGCTACATCCGTGCCATGTTTATCGCGGTCTGCTAAGGTCGCCTTCGTTGGCCTACTACTTGACGGCAAGGTCTTCCACACTTGGTTGTAAGCTGAATCCCACGCATGTAGCGACGGGTTTTGGCAAATAGTCGCTTCAGTTGGATTCTGTGGCCTCCCATTACTGCACCACCACGGCGCCGTGGCCGCTTGTGGGGTTGCCATTTGAACCGGCGGCGGTGTTATTGGTGCCACCTGCGGCATAAAGCTGGCCGAAGCCATGGGTTGCGGTATTATGTTAGAAGGTGCCGCTGTTTTGCAAAAGGTAGTACCTCCATTCGGCGTCGTGCAAATGTCATACGCTTGTGCATAGACATTAAATGCTGTCAATGTCAAAGTCGTCGCTAGTGTCAGTCTGAATTTCATTGTATTGTCCTCTTTCAGTTGGAATTTGCGGAATAACTGTCGTCTCACGGACCACCTTGACGGTGGCAATTGGAGGGACGTAATCGTCTGTGATTACCCTTAGTAAATCGCCTGGCGACATGTGTTTAATTGTCATGTCATCAAGCCTATACTTCTCCTTAGCTATCAGTCTCGCTGTGTCTAGTGCCCACTCTAACAGCACCTCGTAAGTTGCCTGCGAAGTGGGGATACCCATTCTGTCTAATAGGTGTGCTATCAGCGCATGTCGCTGGTTTGTCTCAGGATGTAAATTCAAATTAAGTCGTCTCACTTTGGCCGCTCCTTTCGCCTTCCTTCTTTGTTTAGTCATTCGTTGTTTAGGCATCGTTTCCTACCTCTTGTTGATAATTCGTTTAATGAGCCCCCGCAATGCGCCCCGTGCGTTGGCATAGATGGGCAGGTCGGGCACTTGCAAGTTATGTATCTGCCCGTAATTGGTAAAGTAACCCGGCCCGAATAACTTGATGGCGACTTGTGGGAAACCGCCGACCAAGTAAGTCGCATCAAAATCATCACCCCTACCTATCGCTTTGGATATGTAGCCTAGCACTTGTTGACTTAACCCGTTCATTGCCTCCTTTTGGAAGGGAAGCAAATCTATCGTCCGGCCACGATGTTTTACCGAAGGACGAGATAATAAACCTAGTTCGGCGGATACTGGTTTTTCGGTGACATGTCCGACGCGATGCGCTACGACCTCTAACACACCACTACCTATCCCCATTCGGATAGATTGACGTTTGATAATGTTTGGGAGACCGTTTTTAATCTCCGCAACCAAAATCACAGTGTCCGTATGTCCGACGTCAACAAAGACAATTTCACTACCATCTGCATACTCCCCGTTATTGTTTCCATTCTCATCGATGGTAACAGATAACATTGCGGCCAAAGTCTCTCCAAAGACCTCGGTACGGGCAATATTGATAATTGGGTACTGATTAGAGGTACTGAAAGGAGACCCAATAGCCGCGGCAACCTCTGCGATTCGTTGCTGATTTTTTTGCAAACCATTATCCACCCAATAGTTACTCGCCATGGTCGTACCCGCTAAATAGCAGGTGATTTCCTGACCTCCAAAATTAGCATCGATGCTAGTCAATGCTTTCGTAATAACGGCGTGAACCAATGCGCCTCGTGCGATAGAGGATTGATACACATCTCCTCCAGTTGGTAGCGCATTCATTTTGTTTGCATCGACGGACATGTCCATTGCCACTGTGAAAGGGAGGCCATCACCGCTGGTTAGTTGCAATAGCTTCTCTTGAATCCCCTCATTACTAGCAAGGAACGGATTAGTCTCGATTCGACCCGCGGCGACTATCGATGGGATACATACTTCAACCACCTGATAGCGGTTGTTTACTAAAACGTAAAACAGCCCCTTTGAATAACCATTCCCAGCGTCGACGCCTCCGAAAACAATATTCGGTTTTCTTAACCCGTTGGTGATTCCATGTAGTAATATTTCAGATAAATTCTGCATGTTTATAAACCCTCTTTTTAATATACCTTGACAGGTAAAAATTTTTATACGATACTTTACACAAGTTGACACAGATTGCGTCAATTTGTGCTAAATTAACACAGGTTGACACAAATTGTGTTAAACTGTATCAACTTGTGTAAAATAATAGCAGATTGCGTCAAACTGTGTCAACCTGTGTCAACCGAACACAAACTAACGCAATTTGTGTCAACCTCCCGTAACCGTTTCATTTTAAAGAGGATTTTATGAGTAATAAATCGCAAAAAAATTTTTTTTCCATAGCCAACGGGCTTGTTATAGTAGGAAGCCTCGGTCTCACTACCTCCCTGTATGCAGGGGCATTTGAACCTCTAACTAGGGTACTCACTTTGCTTTTTGGGGGAGTGGGGTATGTCGTCCCCATGCTTACCACCCTCGCGTTCATTATTATGTTGTCATTCTCAAAACCCGTATGGAGAGCATTTGTTATTGCTGTCTTTCTGGTGATAGCAGTCGCCGCGTCGACGATAGCGGGAGCTTGGAATGTGTACTTGCAAGCCACTTCTATTCCAACGAGTTGGATGCCCAGCTACTTTACCTACTCTTATACCCTCAATGAAAAGGAGGTGGTCAATGCGGGTGGATACATAGGTAGCGGCACGTTAAGCCGCATGATTGAGGAGTCTGTCGCACTGAGACCCACTTGGTCAACCGAAGAGCACCTCCTTGCAATTATGTTTATTTTGGCAGTCGCTATCGCCATGGCAATCAGTGCCCTAACCTACTTTGTGTATAGCCCTAACCAGTCGCACGGCAACCGCCGTAGAGGAGGGGGTAACAAGGGGAATGTCATTCATCACTACTATTAGGAGGTTAAGGTTATGGAAAAACATGGATCGATTAAAGTTCTTGCGGGTTGTGCAATTGTCTCGTATATATCTTTCTGGTATATCAAAGGGATGTTGCATTTGCAAGACGCTATCACACTCAATGTCGCACCTGGGGATGTGGGTACGGTGGCAGTACCTGTCTATTTGACGTTGGAGATGGTATTTGGCAGATACTATTTGGATACTTTTATTATCCTGTCGTCTATCATCTTTTGGCTAGGGTCATGTCAGGCCATTATTACTCAAGGCGAAACAATTTGGGTGCTGGTAAAAGGAGGCGTTAGCCTTATAGTTACCCAGTTTTTCATATCGGGTTGGGAGGTGATTAAGATTATCGAGAATCAATGGCCTATCCCTACTGACAGAAGTGGCAATATGTTGAATATCGTGGGGCAGGTGTGGTTATACCCAGTCGAGTGGTTTGGGGTTACTATGTCGCTTGTTATGTTAGGGGGATTGGCGATTATTGCGGTATGTTGCCTAAGCATGTTTGTCTTGGGCTACGACCTCTATGGCCACCGTATGGAGCCGGTAGTGAATAGAATACAAATCGCTGTTAAAAAAAAAATCCCACCTCTCACGCTCCCCGCATGGGCAGACCGAGTGAGAGGCCAACGAACTCAGGCAATAGAAACGACAGACCCCATGCCGTTAACTCAGGAAACAGCCGACCCAATCAGCAGCAGCCACCAGAGGATTGGGATAACTTCTAAACCGTTTCAAAACGAGGTGCCGGTATTGACAGACATTGTGACCACGCCTGTTATGCCCGCACCTCCTAAAGTGACAGAACCAGTCAGGCTAGTGGCTAAGGCCGCACCTCCTAAGAAGGAGTTGCAAGTGGTTAAGGCCGTGTCACCTAAACTAACCACTCAATTACCAAACCCTAGCAAGGGAGATGTAATAGAGGATAAGATAAGGGACGGGTTAATCACTTTAGGGTTAGGCTTCACCGACCTTAACCGCCACGATGGAATCTTTACCACTCGTTTTACCATGTCTCCCACCTCCGCTGTTATCGGCCAGCAGGAGACGTGGCGTAAAGCAGAAGGGGAGATAGCTAGGTTAATGGGGGTAGGTCAAAACGATGTCACTTTTGAGGTGCAGGATAGCCATTACGTGTACGTGGTGAATAAACCAAGCGACGCCAGGGGAACGGTGTTGTTTAAGGAGTTAATTAAAGGGAGTATTGCATCAATTCCTAAAGGTGTTGAATTGCCAATTTTACTAGGCACAGACGTAGGTGCTAACCGTGTTATCAAGTGCGGATTTAAACTGCAAGACCTTCTTATCGTGGGACGTAAAGGGAGTGGCAAAAGTAGCTTATTGCACTCTATTTTGATTTACCAAATGCTGTGGTCAATTAAGACCAAGCGACTCAAGTTAGCCTATTATATCAGTGATATAAACGGGGCGACGGCAATGAAGTATGCGCCGCTAAAAGATAGTTTTATTCAGGGGACGGCAACCTCTCACCTTGAGTCGGTGAAAATGCTTGAGAAGTTGGCTAACGAGCTTCAGAATCGAGTGGCATTGCTACAGAAATATCAATGTCAGCACATCACCACGGTAAATGCGAAGTTGACCAAAGAGGGTAAAGACACGCTTCCTATTATCTTTATTGTATTGGAGGAGGTAGGTGCCTTGTTTAATGATAAAGGCACTAGGGAGCGGCTGGGGTCGATTATCGCTAGTATTGTCACCACTGGCCGTAAGTACGGAATTTTTTTCTACTCCGTCGGCACGTTTGCAATGAAAGGGATATTTGGCGCGAGTGGCAGTAGATTGATAGAGGAGTCGACCAAGCTATCATTCTTGCTTAACAGCCCGAAGGATGCTTATACCTTTGGAGGGGCGAACTTCCCTGCGAATAAGCTAATTGAAACGGGGGACGCATTGCTGAGAGATACGGGTGACAAAGTAACGAGATTGCACACCCCTGTTTTTAGTAGAAACCACACTGATAATGACGGGCTTATAGACAGGTATATTGGCCATATAAAATCAGAAATTAGCAAGTGTAAAGCGTAGTCCAAAAATTGGACACATGCCTTGACACTACCAATGAAAAGCTATTGGATGTATTTGAATCCAATAGCTTTTTTCGTTTTGGCATAAACTGTGAAATAAGCTAAGTGTGTTTAACAAATTAACCTAAAAGGGCAGTTATTATGAATCAAGTGAAAATCGATGCAATGCAAAAGGTGTTGCCGGTGGAAAAACAGATGGTTGGTGGCGATTTGGAGTGGTGTGTATCACTCAATGCGACAGCGAAGTTTTACCAATACAGATCAATCGATGTACTTTGCAATACCCATCACCTCAACCTTATCGAGGATGTGAACATGGTACGCAGTGGTGAAGTGGTTTGGATGCCGATTGAGTACGCAACCGAAATTGTAAAAAGACAAGAAGACTTGAATTGGGGCACAATTTTAAAATACTTTCAATCCTTTGACAAGACCCATGATGTCGCTGAACCGAGGAGGTCGCCGAATAGACGGTAGCTGTTAGCCTCTAGTCCATTCTAGTGAGTGGATTAGAGGATGATACTAACTTAATTAAGAGGCTAAAATGGAACGTAAATTTGAGAGCGTGTCAGTTGGTGACAAGGTGATAGTTACCGCTTACGGCAATTACATCAGTCTTAGAACAGTATCTAATGTTATTCATATTACACCACATTTCTTTGATGTGGATTATCATGGAACACAGACACGGTTTAGAAAAGATAATGGTGACGAAAAAGGAGGTGGAACTTCTGACTCATGGAGTTATTCGGCAACTCCTTATACAAAGGAACTCGCCGACGAAGTTGAATCTGAAAATCGGCAACGGCGGGCTATATCGAAAACAAAAGGATTCCTAATAAGGAGGTTCACACCTGATGAGTTGCTGAAATTGCATGACATACTTACCGAAGCTAACGCATGGGGATTGGGTAAAGATAACGACCAAGATTGAGGAGGTGAAATGACAAAATTCCAAGATTTATCACGGGGTGACAAGGTAATTGCGGTTAAGTGGAGTACATACCACGGCCAACAGAAATCGATTCATGTAGTGAATCATGTCACCAAAAACTATTTTGAGGCGGGCGGCCATCGGTTTAGACGAATAGATGGCACAGATACAATGCCTAGTTCAAAATTTAGTTGCGATAGTTGCAGAGCCGAACCTTATTCGGATGAAGAGGCGGAGGTTATCAGAAAAGAGGATGCAAGAAAGAGGACTATATACAGAGTAAGGTCATTCTTAAAGAAGACATTCACAGATGACGAAATCATTCAATTAGATACTAAGCTACATGATGCCGGTCTAATCATATTAGATTCAGGGCATCTAACGACATTAAGCACTGGAGGTAACGAAAATGCCAACGAAAATTGAATACTGTGACCATACTTGGAATCCAGTTACGGGTTGCGGAATGGTCAAAGTATCTAATGGGTGTGACAACTGCTATGCAGAGGCTATCGTAAAAAGGAGGCTGTCTAACATGCCCAACCTTCATTATAGCCAATTTGGATTTAAGCCGTCTATCAAAGGTTGGGAGTTGGATAATCCTAACAGGTACGCGCCTAAAAAAGAAGTTGTTTTTATTGGCGACATGTGCGATTTGCTAGGGTTAAGGGAGTTTTATAATGAGGCGACTTATCTTTATCACTTCGATGAAAAGTTAGATGGCGGCAAAGAAAAAGTAACTCAGTCTATGGCCGACGAGGTGGTCAATAAGGTATTAGCTTTTGTCAGGACGAGGCCGCAACAGCAGTTCCTTATTCTGACTAAGAGGCACGAATCGTTGCAACACTACGATTTAGCTATCCCTAACCTTTGGGTCGGGGTGACAATTTGCAGTCAAGAGGAGGTGTATAAAATCGATTCACTGGTTAATTCCAGTGCCACAAACATGTGGCTATCTATTGAACCTATGCTAACCCATATTGAGTTTGATAGGTCGCAATTAGGTCAGGTTGACTGGGTAGTTTGTGGTGGAGAACGCACTCAAAAAGCGAAGGCGCGACCCATGCTGTTAGATTGGGCAGTGGATTTAATGGCGGCTTGCCATGTAGCCGGGACTTACTTCTTTTTGAAACAGCTAGGCTCAGTTTTTGAGAGTGCCCACCCAATTAACGCGACCCAATATAAAGAGGTGCTTGGGTGTAAGGAATTGCCTCCATCCCTCAAAAAAGATGAGGCGAAGCAAACGGGATTATTTTAACGAAAGGGTGTGATATGCGAGTAATTAATTACTATGGTGCTAATTATATATTAGCAAGTGAAGTTTACGGTGCCTTAGGGGTATTAGACTGGGATGATATGGTTACCCAGTCACATAAATTATGGGCATGTTGTATGGGTGAGGACGAGCACACCTTACCATCGCAAGTGATAAATTATATTCAGTCGCATTATGCGGTAGTGGGTGCAGCAAGTATAGGATTGAGTCCAACAGAGGAGAAGTGGTTACATATTAGCTTTGCTATCCATTTATGCCTGCTATCCGTGCAAAAAGGATACGATAACAATGGTAAGGTTACGGTCTTATTTAAGAAACTGAATCATACCTTGTATAGCAGGAGTGACAGAATGGATGGAGAGGTGTGAATATGTTCAATGAGATGACGGGATTAGCTGGCACTGTGCATTGCACTTTACCAGACCCATATAACTTAGAATTATCTCTTTATCCGAAGTTGTATGGTTGCCTGGCCGCAGAGGCAGATAGGATTGGAGTAACACCCACTGAAAGGGCAGTGCAATTGATTAGCAATCATTTAGGCGGTGGTGATGTGATTGCTAAGTTGCAAGATAAGGTAGTCGCCAATTCTCCTTTCGTAGGTACGATTGAGAGGGTGGCGGCTGGGGTATTAGCAAACGCTTTGACGGTGCTTGTTATGGAGCGTAGCCGAAAGGAAAGACGCATTGCACCATGCAGAGACGCGGAGAAGAAACGAGAAACAGAAGGCTATTGCAGAATTGGAATTGCATGCCCAAGCTGACAAACATCGTCAAGGTTTTAAACACAAAACGTAAGAGGAAACTACAATGAAATTAATATCGATTGACGCAGAAACTTTTGCTTTACGTGACAAGGCATTCGCTATATCGGTTGTCACTCACACCACCGATGGTTCTCAAATTCTCTTTGAAAAGAGAATCGCAGAAGAGCCGACTCACTGGCCAGACCAGTGGGTAAAAGAAAACGTTTGGCCTCAGTGCCAGGTGATTGTTGAAACGGTGGAAGACACTACCGAACTTTACCAATCCTTTTCAGATTGGTGGTTGGACATGCAAGTAGGGACGGTAGACGAACAACTCGTTGTCATCGCACATTGTCCAAATCCGGTGGAAACGGGGTTATTTAACACAATTGCATCTGAGGGGTATTTTGCCCAATCCCTTAAAAACCGTGGGATGCTAGAGGGATACAACATTTGGGATGCAAGCTCACCAAAACCGTCACCCATGTGCATCCATGATGTAGGTACGCTTCTCCTGTTAAAAGGAGAGAATCCGCATTCAGTGGATTCCTTCTTAAAGAAGGAGGGTGTAATTCCACCAAACGGTAGTCCGCATAACCCGCGATACGACGCCATCGCGGCGTTGAAAGCATGGGTGAAAATAACAAGCCGTTACGGCATACCAGAATAAAAACACAGTACCCCGCTACTGCGAAAGCGAAGGCGGGGTTTAACAAGAGGAAAGGAGGATGGCGAGTATTATAGCAAAACCTTGGTATTCAAACGATATGTATCACGAAGATACCTATTTAAAACCCAGAAACAGAACTGGGTATTATGGATGGCAAACAGGTTGGAGTAAGCAGAGTAGATTTTTACAACTCCGTCGATGGCAAGAGTTGACCGATTTAGAATGTTGGTTGGCATGGTCTGGGAGGCGACGGTTTCTCTATAAATCCTCTGATTCAAGCTACGCTTATAATGATTTATAAATCATTCTTGCTAACAGATAAACATGGGATACCACGTCGGTTTGCCAAAGCCTGAGTGGTGTGAAACAGAAATGGTCGGCAAGGAATGTGCTACGTGATTAGTAGGCTAGGGAGGGTACTGGAACGCCAATTAGAAGACTATCTAGGCTTTAATTATGAAACCATACTCAAATAGAACTGCCAGAGTAGATGATGGAAGGTGCTTATACTCTGAAATTAGAGGAGGTGACAGGGCTCGTAAAAAAGCTAAACGAAAACAAGGTAGGGATGAAATCAAAGAAGAACTCAAAAGGGTATTGGAATGCCCATTAGAGAATCAGGCGAGTATTTTACAATTATCAGAAAGAGGGAACTGAAACATGAAATGGACGCAAGAACAAATCCGCAATTCCTGAGGAGAAGAGACTGCTTTTATGTCACTGTGACAGACTAAGAAAGGATATTGAGGAGGTAGAGGGATTGGTTAGAAGGTACAACGAGGATGTTGAAAACTTATTCGGGCAAGATTATAAGGAGAGAATTGACTTTAATTCTATCCTCCACAGAGGAAACTGAAACATGACACACAATATATGCAGACTACCATTCTATGAAAGTGAAACTCATAGAATTAACTCGATTACCTTCAATGCTTACTCCCAATTAGTCGCTGGTTGCAATGACGGCCTAATCCGTGTATTCGACATAAATAGTGGCGACATAATTCAGCAAATGGACGGTCATCACTCTACAATTGAGGCAATTGCTATTAATGGTCTAGGTATTATTGCCAGCGGGTCAAGAGATAATACCGTGATGCTTCGGGACAGAGACGGGAAGTACCTAACCAAATTTTGCGTAACACCCATTCCCATTCGAGTGGAAGAAGAAGGCTATCCTTGTGGAATCACAAGCGTCGCATTCAGTCCGGATAACAAGGTGGTTGCCATCGGGGTCGATAACGCAGTTCATAATTTGAAATTATGGAATCTCATTACGGACGAGGTAACTGAGTTAAAAGGACACGACGTCGGTGTGGCGGCGGTGGCATTTAATAACAGCGGCAATAGACTCGTGTCGGCATCAAGGAACGGTGTGGTTTCCGTATGGGATGTCGAAAAAGAGTATCGGATTCTTAATTACAATGTGACTGGGTATGCCACCTCCCTTGCATTCAATTGCTATGGTATTCTGGCAATGGGTTGTACAGATAACACGGTTCGTCTATTCTCGCAAGAGAATATAGAAATTGAATTGCAAGGTCATACCGACATCGTCACCTCAGTCGCATTCAGTCCAAATGGAGAATTAGTTGCCTCCGCTTCCTACGATAAAACGGTACGGATTTGGGAAGTTCAGGACGGGCAATTGATTCACACCCTGACAGGCCACAGTGACTGGGTGACCTCGGTGGCATTCAGTCCGGACGGTAAATCCGTCGCATCGGGTTCATGGGATAGAACCGTGCGCATTTGGGATGTGGAAACGGGGGAGGTTAGACTTCGGATTATACCGAAGTTGACGGGGTTAAAGGGTAGGATTAAATAATGGTAAAAAAGCGATTAAGCAGACATGCTATAACCGCTTTTTTATTGTGCAATCCAAACCTTGACTTTCAGATTCACTTATGCTATAATAAGTTCATAAGCATAAAAAAAACCTGACGCAATTCCTTTCATAAGCAGTGCGTCAGGTTCTAGGAGGGTAGTCAAAGGAAAAACCGATTTTTGATTGAAGGGCAAATCAGCTTTTCTTATTGACTATACCTATAGTATAGCTACACAATTCTAAATTGTCAAGCGTTTTTTGAAACTTTTTCAAAAAAATTTAGTACCCTCCCCTCCATATTTATACTTTATACTGCCCTTCATATTTTTTAGTTTAACTAAAGGGACAGTATTATGTCTAAAAAGTCACAAAATGGCAAACCTGCCGCTTCTCCTAGAAAGCCTAGCCAAAACGAAATAGCTAGACAATTAGCGCCCTCTTTCGCCTCCACACTCGCGTTTGATTCAGATACCGGCGAATGGCGGATGTATCAAGACGCCGTTTGGACCAAGGCTAAAAAAGTCCACATTCAGCAAATCATACGGGAGGCTATCCACTCACGATTTACCTCCGATTTTAGTATTAATTTTGCACAGGGTGTCACCCAATTTCTGATGGGCGACCTCTACGTTGATAAATGGGATAATGAAGTATGTCCTGACCTCATACCGTTCCCTAATGGCACTCTTAATATTCGCACCCATGAATTTACACCCTCCCACGACCCTATGAATAGAATCACCTGGCAGTTGCCTTACGATTTCAATAAGGATGCAACGTGCCCAACCATTCATAAATGGTTACTCGAAGCAACGAAAGGGGATAAGGAGTTGATAGAGTTGATTCGTGCCTTCTTTCTGGCCGTGTTATTGGGGCGGTATGACTTGCAACGGTATATGGAAATCGTAGGTCCAGGCGGGTCAGGGAAAGGGACGTTAACGCGATTGCTAACCTCTATGATTGGCGAACCCAATTACTATATCACCACAATGAAATACCTTGAAGAAAACCGTTTTGAGACAGCGGCTATCCAAGGTAAGAGACTGGTTCTGATTAATGACGCATCCAAATACGGTGGGGAGGGTTCCATTTTTAAATCACTCACTGGGCAGGATAAGCTGCGAAAGGAGGTGAAAAATAAACAGCAGGACGAGGCGTTTACATTCACTGGCATGGTTGTTATCGCGGCCAATGCACCCATTTATTTTTCAGATACATCCAGTGCAATTGCACGGCGACGTATATCGGCGAGGCTTGACCATGTCGTACACCCCTCAAAACGGCGTAATTTGTCTGAGGATTTTGAGGGTGAGATACCTGGCTTGCTGAACTGGGTATTGGGGATGGATGTTAGCCGAATGGAGAGCCTATTACGCAATACCGACCACCTAGTGAAATCCTCCCAAGATGCCAAAATGGCAACCCTGATCGAAACCAACCCACTTATCGCTTGGTTATCTCAAAACGTCGAGTTTTCACCTGAAGTGAGAGTGCAAGTCGGTGCTTTGGGTGTGAGTACGGAGAATATGTTTGAGTTAGCAGACAACTATTTGTATCCAAATTTCATTCGCTGGTGCAAACAAAACGGGCGGAAGGGGCAGATTAGCACCAATACTTTTTCAACTCAGTTGGAGGAAGTGATTACCATCATTCTGGGTGTGGACGGTGTAGAAAGAAAGAGGCAGATGAGGGTGCCGGGCGAAAAGACAAGGTCGGGATTCATTGGACTCAAGATAGTAGAGGGCACTGAAAACTCAATTGTAGAGTACGCATTTAAAAACGAAGGGTTGGGTAGTGAGGTGACTGAATCAGTTGACGGGGCAATCGCAGAACTGGCAGAGGAACTTTGCACGGCAATGGAATATCACACTGGGGTGCAGGGGGTAGTGGTATCCCACGTCGCTAAATTACTGGCTACGCACCCGGTTAAAGTCGCACGGGTGATATGTCAGGATTTGATGGAAAACGAGAGGAACTGGACTACGGATTGGCTGGGGATTTTAGAAGAGAAAGCGAAGGGATAAAAGACAGAAACCAATTAACAAACCCTTTAAAACATTACTTTAAACCTGTATAGGGTGTATAGAGTACCTGTTTAAACCCTATACAACGGGAAGGCACGAATTTAAAGGCTTGTATGGACTGTATAGAGTGTATACACTACATTACATGATTAATATAGAAGAAAGTATTTTATATCGCCGGATATATAAGTAAATGGAAAAAACACCCGTTGGCCCTATACAGTCCATACAAGCCAATAACGGCGCGGGTTTTCACCGTCTAGGGGTTGATGACAGAGTCTATACAGTCTATACAAAAACGAGTTTTGCATAGACACGCACTTGACGTATCCTAGACACAAAACGCTGTAATGACGCGAGGTTTCGTCAATTTCAGTAAATCAGTGATTGTGTAGTGCCTGTCATCACCCGTGTAGGTAAAATCGAATTTTAGAGGCTATATTGAACGAATTTAGAACACAGTAATCATAACCGCCATCGCTTTGTATGGGGTGCGTAAAACGGTCTGCCATTAAGGTCGCCCGGCACCACCTGCCGCTTATTATTCCAGAATGAATGGAGGGTAGCTTGTGCATACTATTTCTATATTTATAATAAATAAGCATAGCTAACTCGTGCCTAAAAAATATATAAAAATATTTTTATAAAAAAGTATTGAAAAATAAAAAACTGCCCATATATATAGGATATGGGCAGGGAATACTGCTAAAACAAAAATCCACATACTACAAAAGGTGATTTATGAAAATCGTAAAAAACGGTAAAATTTACAATACCTCCACTTCCACTGAGATTTTTTACAAAGGGGTAGACGAAACTGGATGGATGTATTATCGCACAGAAAAAGGGAGTTACTATAAAGTACTTGACGAAGTGAACGAATTACAAACACTGACGGAAACCGAGGTAATGGATGACTACTTAAATATGGTGGGAATTGAGAATTTCGCAGACGACGCGGAGGTTTTGGAAAAACTGAAGAATTTAGAGGGGTATGTAGAAACCCTCACAGAAGCGTAGATAAATAGAAAATATACCTACACAATAGGTATATTTTCTATGGTATACGCCACAGAACACATATATAATATATTTATATATTAATTAATCACAGTGTATCAGTAAAGAGGTTATAAATAAAAATGTGTGACCACAAATGCAGTATATGCCCCGCCAATAAACAGGGGTGTGATTCATTAGAATCGGTATTTGAGGCGTTTCAAAAGAAACCTCTGCAAACGCTATCCTCCCCTTGCTACCTTACTTATAACCCCGACCACGGCGGCTACTGGAGTATAGAGGAGGGTGACTGGCTTACCGAGAAGCGCAAACTCGCAGGGGACGGGTTTTACTTCCTAGCGATTGACCTGACTTACCATGCGTATCAAAACGACGCGCCGGAGTGGGTAGCGGAGGCCGAGGCTGAAACTGACGAGGAGATTGACACCGCGTTAAGGGAAATGTGTAAGGAACACTTCCATTCCAAAATGGAAGAGGTGCGAGACAACCATATTATACCGTTCTAACTAAGAGGTATGCAAATGAAAGAAAACCAAAAACTGAAGCAAGAACCCTTGAAGTCGATTATTTGGCCAAAAAAAGACCCCATTACCGCCCTTTTACAGAAGACGAGGGCGAAAATGGAAAAGGGCAGACCTAGTGATAGCGGCCACCTTAGCAATAAGGAGGTGTTGGGTACCCTTCTTAACTTTTACTTGACGCACGGCTAAATAAAAACGGCCTGTATTGTGGCATCAATACAGGCCGTTTTTTATTGCACGTTCCCACAATTACTTACACACATCCTACTCTCCTTGACCTCCCCACCGCAACCCACATAGCAGGCGTTAAATTTAGCCTTATCGTCGTCACACTGGTCATTGCATACCTCATAATGAGAATCTGCCGTTGGCCTAATTAATTCCAATAAATCACGGCACGTTTGATTCGTGCATTTCATTTTAGCTTGGAAAAACCCATCCCGGCGCAAGTTATACTCCTTTTGATTGCAGAGTGTGCATTGCAACCCTATGAGCTTCGCTGTTTTATTGCAACCCTCTACACAAGCCGACTGACTGTCAGGTGGCGGTTTGTAATCAAATTGCACGTCCCACACAGGTTGGGTAGGGCAGGCCGTCAAGAGAGGCAAAAAGAGAATCAAAAATAACAACCTCATTCCTTAACCCCCCTCACTTTATTGAACCCCTCGGTTAAGGTTGGCAGTGCCAAAACGAGGCAAAACACCTCAAATAACAAATTACCCCATTGCCATTCTAACCATCCAAAATTGACAAGGTAGTAATCCGCAACCAACACCAAAAACGCAACCAAACCCGCGGCTCTGGTAGTGTACGGTAAACTCATAAGTAACTCCTCTAATGTAGCGATTGAGACAAACTCAGGGACTGCAAACTGGGACATCTTGACAAAGCGACGTAAGCTAACCGTTTATCAAACAGCCGCTCTGTCATAAAATTAACTCGTTTCAAAGTCAGTCCCTGGGAACTGTGAATAGTGAGGGCGTACCCCACTTGAAAAGGGAGTTGAATGAAGTGGCCGGCTGACTGGACTGACATTCGACCACTCTCCTCATCCCACTTGTACTGCCAGTTATCCCAGCGATTAGGTTGCACTTTGATAACTTGCTTATCCTCTAACTTAACCCAAACCGCCTTCGGTTCTAATTCGACCACCTCGGCAATTGAACCGTTCACAAATTGCTTCAGTGGGTCGTTAGCAACACATATTACTTGCACCCCTTCTTTAAGAATTAACTGTCGAGGTGCCCGGCTAAATTCGTCCCGCCATTCACCTACCACAGTGGCATCATAACAACATTCCTTCCCCTGCATCTTATCCAATTCAATACCGTTAATCTCTCGCACTCGATTATTAGTAGAGGCAAGGGTAGTGAATTGAGGAGGTAGGTTACGACCCACGCATTGACTATTGATTTCAGAAAAGGTACTTCTTAACGAGTCCCTCTTCTTATCCAATAAGTGGTTTCGTATATCAGAAAGGAGGTTAAAGAAATGCGGGTCGCCATCTTGACGCCAGCTCCCTTGCAAATCTACCACGTACTTTATACTCCTCCACGCTTTGGAATCAGTAACTAAAGTAGAGGGGTAACCCATCTTGCTTAACACCTCTCGCTGACTTAACCCGTCCCCTGTTTTCTTATCTTGAATAACGGGCGGTAGCTGTGCCAAGTCACCACAAAAAAGGACTGGACACCCACCGAACGGAAGACCGCAACCTCTTATTCGTTGCATCAAATTATCTATGCAGTCCAAAAGGAGCGGATTGACCATGCTAATCTCGTCATTCACCAATAACTGCAACCTCTTAATGAGGTATGCGTTCTTGATTTTAACATTCAATTCGCTAGGTTTCTGCAAGTGCGGTGGCAGATTAAAGAAGCTATGAATGGTCTGCCCACCGACATTCGACGCGGCAATTCCAGTCGGTGCTAAGATAGCGGCCTGCTGAAATTGAGAGACTATTTGTTTAAGCATGTGGGTCTTACCACTACCGGCACCGCCGGTTAAAAAGACCGAGTGCCCGCTTCTTAAAAACTGAATAATAGCCTCCCTTCCTAATTCGTTTTGACTCCTATCCACCGTCAGGAACTGAGTCTGCCACATTTGAATCTGATTCATTGATTATTCCTCTTTCGTAAGCAACGATATTGGACACAGTACCATTGATATTGTACAACCTCACATTTATTTTATCCACTCCTTTGAATTGACCAGCCGCCCGTCCCCTTTTGTAGGAACGGCTAACCATTCCTAAGAGGGTTTTTTGAGTCTTTCTAACTCCCTTGAACGCCTCGGTTTTTTGTAGTTTTTTAAAAAGTTCCTCCCCATAAATCAGTCCGCCTTCCTGTAAAGAAGTAAGGGCTTCATAGAGTACCTTATCTATAGTTTCATAAAGGGGATTGATTCCAATTGACCTTTGTTTAGTTGGCATAATTAATTCCTTCTTCGGATAGTCTAAAAAAATATGATACGCATTCTCTCATCAATTCTAATCTTCGTTTTAGGTAGGTGCTCCTTAACTTTCAGAATTGCTTCCGTTCCCGTTTTTTCAAGAGAATCAACATCCACCACATCGACTTCACTCACCCACTCCTTTGGGCAAACTATGTATCGGTCTGTGTCAGTATTTACGCTGACCTCATACCTCCCTTCCCCAACCCTATAGGTGTTTGCAATAAGTTCAGCGGCGAATGCAAGTTCTTTACTAGGTGTATCAAACAGGAATATGTCAGAACCAGATGATTTAAAATGTAATTCGTAAGCATCCAACATTCTTCTTTCATTTATTTGAAAATCTAACTTTTTCACCCTCTTTCTTTCCGATTTTAAATTCATGTGTCACCTTTGAAATAACGCTTAGATTAACTCCCTTCTCACCTCCTCAACCCGCATAAATAGAGGCTTGAGGAGGTACTTCTTAACTTTCAATTTTCCCATCCAAACAAATCTCTTGGATGAATGTAATGACAACCAGCAGCTTCCGCCGCCTGTTTATCACTTTCCATATCACCAACCATCAATGTCCTCTCGGACGATATATTGTAGTGTTCTATTAACTCTACCAACATCCATGGATTTGGTTTGCGTCGTGGATTCCTTTTATCAAAGGAAGTTTCCATACGAATAGCCTCATTTGGTAACCCTCCTAATGAAGCTGCTGTTCTTTGCAGTGCTTCATAAGCGTATTCACTCTTCACCTTTCCAAAAGCAACACCTCCTTGATTGCTTGCAATCCCCCATAATGGTTTATTATCTATAAACCATTTCCTGACCCCCGGTAAAAGCTCCCAATCATCCGGACTGGACGGCGCAAACGAATTTGACTTCGCACGGCGTAACGTACCATCCGCATCAAAGATATGTAAATAGCAAAGAACGCATTTCCCACACCGTCTCACACACCATTTGTTCGGGAATGAGTCTGGAGTTTCAGGTCGCCCATCTCGCCCTTCAAATGTATGGTCGTCTGGTGGACACTCTCTATCGCAAAATACAGATATATACTTTCCAAAGTAGAGTATTCTTGCATAGTTTTTTACATTCATAATTTCTTACCTTTCATTCTTCTTAACCCTCAAACCCTCCTCCTTCCCACCTCCTCAACCCGCATGAATCCTAATTGAGGGACGCACTTCTTAACCTATAAAACGGACGCCATGGGCAGTTAAATATGGCGTCCGCACTGGGTTAAAAAATAGACAATAACTAGCTGATTACTACACCTCCTTAACTCAAGTTAAAGTTGCTTTACCCTCGTCCACTACCCTCTGAAACTCCACAATAATTTCAGAGGTGGATTTTAAATCATCACCATTTAGAATACCCTCTTCACAAAGGTTGCAAAACTCACCCGGTTGATCCACCGTGATACTGCGACCTTTATAGGTATGCGTTCCCTATATAACACGCCTCGTCATTACGCCCTCTTTACAAAAAGGGCACTTGCTTAATTCTATCGTACTTATACCCATCAGTCCGTTGTATAATTTTAGCCTCTCTTTTTCTAAGAGAGAAGGATTTACGTTTACCATCGACTGGGATGCTGACAGAGTGCGAGTTGACTGAAATAGCAGATACTCGTCCGGTTACCCCTTCCACTTCCACTATATCCCCGTCTGTATCCCATGCACTCGCTTGGCTTTGTTATTAGGTTTCTTATTAGGAAACCCGTAAGCATCATGGCTTTGCATTAAACGATTGCCTCGCCCCATTGCCTTGATTTGCAATGGTTTTAAAGAATCAGGGATGCTAACAGCCTCCCCAGTCTCACCCACACAAACGGCATCAATCCAATGGTCTTTAGGGTAGCCTTGTTTAATGCGATTCATTTTCGTCCGCACCCCAGTCCAGTCTGTCACTGGTAGGCCGCTTTGTTTCAACACCTCTAAAATTTTATAACGGGTTGCATTTACCGCCGCCGCGTCTTTCAAAGGTGTCTTTAACTGGGTCTTGATTTTTTTTTAAGGTCGTCGGTGCGGCTTGCTAAAAACTCCTCAATGGACTGCGACCCCTTTTTCTGATTGCATTTTTGACACGCAATGACGAGGTTGGAAACTGAGTCTGCGCCTCCTCTTGACCTTGGGGTGACGTGTTCTATCTGTAATTTGACGCCCTTCTCTTTGACGCCATCCTTTCCACAATAAGCACACTTGCGATTAAACTTTTCAAGTAGATACTCTCGTACCTCGTACCCCATTAACTCGCCTTGTTGATAGCCAACCCCGTTAATCTCTGGGTTGCGTAGTTTTTGCATATCGAATCGCACAGATTCCACTGCGACGCTAGTGATGGGGACGTACTTTCTTAGCTTCGTTAACCAGTTGGCTACGTTACGCACCCTTGATAACAATGACAGTGCTAACCAACCCTCCTTTTTAGAACCTACCCTATTCATAAACCGCGCCGGGCGATAACGAGTATGTCGGTTGCGTCTCCCACGTCGAATTGACAGACGGGATTCCAGTCCACTTTTAATATCACCTCTATGCCTTAGATTCGCCGCCCAAATGACGGTATATTTTCCATCGATGTAGGCAACCAAAGCCAATCCAGTTGTTTTGCTACCTGGGTCAACTTTGAACTCGATTGGGTACGCTTGTTCAAGGGATTGGTGACTCTTATTCAGTATGAGAGTAAATGGATAGCGCCGATAAACAGCGGCCTGTTTGTTATCTAACAGCCACCGCGCCCTGTCATTGGTGACTGGTATCAATGGTGACTTATCATGGTTAAGTAGAAATACTCCACCTATCGGCCCCGCTTCATACACGGCCGGCCGATTAACTTTAACCTCTTTTTTAGGAGAGGTGGTAAATACTAATGTTTCTTGATTCATACACTTTATAAAAAAGGTAATGGTCTCCTCGCCAATGTTATGCTGTGGTTTATGCTAGCACCTCCTAAAAACAAATGCAAGTCTTTTTTGAAAAAAAGTTAAAATAAATTCAGTAACTAGATTTAAACTAGATATGGATTGATATTTATGCACTGCAACCCCATATTGCCAACGTACACCTCGTGAACATCATTTTGATATTGTATAACGCGGGCAGATTTCTTAAATCCTCTTTACTGCCCGCGTCTTTTTACCTCTCACCGCGTTGCCTCTCCACCTCCAAAAAGCGCGACGTCGCGTCTGTCAGGAAGTCTAATTGAGACTTGATAAGCAACTCCAAATTAGCAAGGCGACGTGCTAACGCCTCTAACCCCTCTATCTCAAGTTCCAAAGCGCTTAAACTGCCGACAGGAGCTGAATTCGATTTACCCAATTCCATAACCCTATACCCTCGCCCCGTGAAATATTTCAGGTCTTAATTGATAAGTGGGTAGTGGCGACTCGTTACCGAAGTCACCATCCAAAGCCAGTCGGCCAACGATATAGCTGTAATGACTCTCTCGTTGCGGTTTATCGTCCCAGTCTATACTGAGTCCAGTCGCATTCAATTGTCTCATTGCCTCCCTTATCAAAGGGTCGGTTTTACCTGTCAGGCGTAAGCCCACCGTATTTTCGTTTTGTGTCATTTTGCGTACCTCTTGTTAAGTGCAAAGTTAGTGGTTACTAATCACCTTAAAAAGGGAGTAGTATATAGTCTATAATACTAGCAAAGCCTTAGTTTATTGTCAAAAAAATAGGTTAGTTTTTTCACCCTAAAACTTATCTTGTCAAAGCCTCTTTCTTGTGATTAATGCACATTACAATTATAGAGTAAGGACATCATTTAAAACGCAACCCTAAGACAGGTGAACCTATGAGCACGGCAAGCAATAGCACAATGGTAGTCAGTGTTAAGTTTCAGGCCGACACTGGCAACGTATCAAAAGCAAATAACGAATTACTCGATTCTTTAAAAGAAATAGCAGGCTATTTAAAGGAGATGGCGAAAATCGCCGCGGCCTCCTCTAACGCGGCTGTGGCTAATGCTAAAGAAGTGGCTAATGCCAATAGACAGTCATCTGAAGAAATTAAGAAACAGTCCGGGTTGCTTACGGGAACTAAGGAGAAAATGGCCGATGTCAATAAGCAATTGAAAGAGGTGGCAGGTGGCTTTACTGCCATTAAAGATTCTGCCACTGATTCTTTAAAACCTCTCACTTCTTTAAATTCTAAAATCAAAGATTTTTCGAATGGGGTTAAGGAGAGTTTTAAGGACTCTATTAATTCCATAGGCCAATTCGCCTTTAGCATAAAAAATATTATCGATTCAGTTAGCCAAATGGCAGAACCTTTTAAAAAGGTCGTTGTCATTGGTTCTGAATTTGAATCTAGGATGTCCACTATAGCGGCTGTATCAGACGCAACCGACCAGCAATTGAGTATGCTAGGGGGGGGGATGCGCGACCTAGCCAAGGCATCTGTTTTCAGTGCGACGCAGGTGGGAGATGCCGGACTTAATTTAGCACGGGCAGGATTTACAGTTAATGAAACCATGTCAGCTTTGCCGGGCGTATTGAACTTAGCCTCGGCATCCGGTGAGGACTTGGCAACGTCAAGTGAGATTGCGGCAAAAATGCTACGTGCATTTGGGTTGGAAACAAAAGAATCAACTATGGTTGCCGACTTATTTGCTAAAGCGGCAAATGCAAGTAATGTGGGTGTGGGTGAGTTAGGGGAGAGTATGAAATACAGTGCCCCCGTTTTTGCCGCGGCTAACCAATCCATTCAAACCCTCACTGCGGCAACCAGTATGTTAGCTAACGTTGCTATTGGCGACACCACAGGTGGCACAGCTTTACGAATGGCCATGTTAAGGTTAGCTGGGCCGACCGATAAAGCCGCGGAGACTATAGGTGGCTTAGGGTTAAAGGTTTCTGACAGTAAAGGTAAAATTCGTGATTTTGCCGACATCATGGCAGATTTGAATAAAGTCACCGAAAAGATGACGGATGCTGACAAATTAGATACCTTCAAAACCCTATTTGGGGTCGAAGCAACGCCTGCTATGTTGGAGTTGGCTAAGAAGTCAAAGGAATTTGAAAAAACTGTGATTCAAGGCGGTAAAGCAGTTAAGGTTATGACGACAGAATTTAAGGAGTTCAGAACCACCGTGACTGATAGCACAGGGTTTGCAGACCGAGCCTCTAAAAAGATGTTAGACAACCTCAAAGGAGACTGGAATCAATTGACTGGCAATATGGAGGAAATGGCATTATCCATTTTCGATATAGTCGTCCCTATTCTTCGCCCTATCGTGCGATTAGGCACTGCCAGTATCCAAGCTATAGTCGATGTTATTCAGTCAGTCGTCCCCGTCATTACTGCATTTAAAGACGGATTCTTAGCCGGTATTGAACCCATTCAACTCGCATTTGAAGGTTTGTTTGATGCCCTTGCACCTTCAATAAAAATTTTAAGTGAAGCCTTCGCCCCACTGTCAAATGAATTAAGTAAATTATTTGGAGAGACAGAGCCTCTCATGGTATTTGGGGCAACGGCCTACGCATTGGGGACTGTTTTAGGAAAAGTAGTTAGCATTGGAATCGTGCCGCTAGTTGAAGGAATAAAGCTATTCACGCCCGTTATCTTTTTAGCTGTAAGTTCAATAAACTCTCTTATTCAAAGCGTAGCCTACCTTGCCGCGCAGTTTAGCCTGGCAATGAATTTCAGTTTTCTTGACCAAATTGAACAAAATCTATCCACATTGATGATGATAGATATGAGTTCCGCTGGTCGCGCTCTGGTGACAACTTTTGCCTCTGGGATTGCACAAGCCGGTAAAGACATTTATGACTCGGTGTTAAGTATATTCAATTATGTGGCAAATCTCTTTCCCCATTCCAATGCAAAGGAGGGGCCGTTTTCTACTCTATACGAAAGTGGAGAGGCATTAATTGAAACAATGCTTGCCGGGATAAGGAGTCAGGGGAGAGAATTTAATAATGTAGTACGTGACTTATTTGCATCAGTGAGTGAGTATTGGCACCCTACTTTTGCAGAGGTGTCAGTAACAGAAAATCTAAACCGTTCCCTAAATGAAATTAAGATTTGGAGTGACACGGCCATAAACTTTTTCAATCAACTTGATACCACTCAAAAGGTAGTTATCTCAGGTCTCCTAATTGGTTTATCCGGTGTCACACTGTCAGTTTTTGCGGAAGGGTATATCATTGCGATAGCAAACATGGTGATTCACAGTCAAAGATTAGCAACGGCTATTCAACTAACCCGTGTTGCGATTGCAACGGCATTCTTATCCATTCGTAATCTCGTTATTTTATCAGCTCAGTCAATACTCGCATCCCTCACTACGGTGGGTGCAATTATCACTGAAATATACTTAGCACGGGTCATCCCGGTTTTATCTAAGTTCGCAAGTATATGGCCAAAAATTTCTTATGCAGTGCGTAATTTTTGGGACGAGACAGCGGAGGTAACAGCGTTATACTGGGCGACTATTTCTAAATCGTTTAACGCCGCAATCATAGCCCCCTTCCTAGAACGAATCAATGCATTGCAAACCAAGGTAAAGTCAATATTCATTGGGTTTCAAGAGGCGACCCAAGGGATGTCTATTGCCCAAAAAATCGGCTTCGCTTTTAATAAAGTAAGTGATGTAATCGGTGGTATTTTCTCTCAGATTGCATTCATGGTGCATGATAAGCTCAGTGTGGTGATAAATTACTTCAAGGAGTCTATTCCGGTTGCGATTAGCTTCACCACTAAAAAGATAGAGAGCTTAGGAATTTCTATGCAGATGACAGCCGACACTGTCATCAAAGCGACGGCGATAAATGCCAGTGCCTTCATTGCGTTAGGGCAGTCCTTTGGGTTAATAAAAGAAGATGCCGTAGGTGCAGAGAATGGGGTGAAAGGGATTGCTAAAGCCAGTCAAGAATTGGTGATGGAACAAGACCCTATTTTCTCAAAAGACCAATTGAAGTTAATCAAATCGCTAGGGAACGAATTGATTAACATAGCATTGATTGCGGGCGGTAAATTCTCATGGGGTCTTTTGTACAATGGAATCCAGGCGGTTTGGGCTTTTAAAACTGAAATAGGAGATGCTATCAGCGGAATTATAAAATGGTGGAAAGACCTTGATAGCATGTCAAAAATTGCTATTGCAAGTATAGCAGGTATAGCGGCTTTCGTCCCTGTTTTTATGACGTTAGTTCCATTGTTGTTAAAGGCCACGAATCCCTTGACCCTGGTATTAAGTTTTATTCCAACGGCACTGGGTGCATTAGCTAATTATAAGGACGAGGTTAAGGCGTTTATTGAGACCATAAAACAAAACGGCATCAGTGAAATTGGCCGTGCGCTTGGTGATTTAATCACCCGTGGTTTGGTATCTCTATTTGGTGATTTTGGCCAATCCATAGGAGGTGGTATCACCAGTGGTTTGGAATGGGCACTTCAGAAAGTAGAGGACTTAGGAAAACCAGCGGCTGTGGCGTTAGCGGCCGTTTTTGCTGGTGCATTAAGTTACGGAATCTCCTCTGCGATTACCTCCTCTATTAAAAAAGCAATGACCAAAAATAAAGGAGGTGGGATGCAGGGGTTGCCAATGGGTCAACAGAGTCAGCAACAAGCTCCGGTACCACCGCCACCGCCTCCACAAAGAAGCGGTGGCCGCCGTTCGGCAGATGAAACTGTTTCAATTTGGCGACGGGCATGGACCGCAATTAGCACCTTCGCGACCACACAGATGAATCGTGTTTGGACTGCATTCAAAAATAGCAGTGCCGTGGTTGCAATGCAAGGTTATATGCAACGAATGTGGGTCGTGGCGAGTGCCTATCCAATTCGTTTTTGGGAGAGTTTTAAACTCAGCGCAAAAGCGGCGTTAGCAGGGGTTGGACAGATGTTGCAACGCAGTATGACTGTTATGGGTGCAACGTTTGTCAATTTATGGAATACCGCATGGCTAAAATTCAAAGCCATGGGGACAGCCGCAATCGCCGGGTTTAAGCCGTTTATGCTAAACCTTTGGAATGCGTCTATGACCCGCATTCCTGTTTTGTGGGCGTCCTTTACCCAGTCTGCCACTGTTGCCGCACGTAGCACGGGAATGGTTTTGCAACGCATGTTTGTAGTGGGAACTGTAGGTGGTTCGATTCTATGGCAGGGGTTTAAAACCAAAGCGTTGGCAACGATAACAACCACCTCGACCTATCTATCCGCCTCTTATCAAAGATTGTCACCTAATATCCAAAGTCTATGGACACGATTCCGTCAACAAGCGGCGTTAGCAACCACTTCAGCAACTGGTTTTATTCAAAGAATGTGGATTGCAGGAAGTGCCCATTCTACAATCCTATTCTCCTCATTCGTAACCAAATTAAAGACGGCTACGTCAGGTGGTGTGGGATTATTGAATAGAATGTGGGTTGCCGGAAGCGGCCTAATGATAAACACTTGGGCGAGTTTCAAAACCATGGGGACTGCGGCAATAGCGACGACGACTGGGTTACTTAACCGAAGTCTAACGGTTGCATCGGCATCGACTGTCAATTTCTGGGCACGGTTTAGAGGTTTAGCCGCCCCTGCTATTGCCCCAGTCAGTGGTTTCATAGGACGTGCGTTCACTGCCGCCTCTGCATACACTGCCAATTTCTGGGCACGGTTCACCACTCAAGGGGAAGTTGCCGCCGCGACCACGGGTTCAAGATTAAGTGGGATGTTAGGCAAGAAGTCCGCAATAATGACAGCCGCGGTGGCTGGCACTGTGGGTCTCACTATGTTTTCAAGTCAGGATGCCTCCGCTTCAGAAATGGGGATGTTACCTGACAATAGCGCACAAACGCAACAAACCCAAGCTAACCTAGAGTCGGCATTTGATTTAAGCAAAATCAAGGAGAAGTTTAAACGAGATTTTGAGGAGATGTTAGCCTCTTTTGGCTTACTGCAACCTCTAACAGATGGATTTGCTTTAGCTATGGAAAATTTGGAGGTTGTAGGAATGGGTGCATTCACTGCAATCTCTATGGGTCTCGTCTCACTAGGAGGTGCATTCACAGCTGTATCCACAGCCGCAGGTGGCCTAGCGGCATTTTTCGTCGGTTGGCAGATAGGTTCGTTTCTTTATAGTCAATTCACAGTAGTCCAGGATTCAGCTATTGCAGTGGTAGGTGTGTTTATAGAATTTGGTCGTGCCGTCAGTGAAGCTATTCAAATAGCAGTGACAGCGGTTGCCAATTTTAGATTTGCTGACTTTGCTAACGGCCTCCTGACCTCTTTCCAAAATTTACCAGCGGGGATTTCACAAGTCACCGGCTCCCTTAATGAAATGTGGCGTGGGTTGGGTGATGTTCTCATGGCGCCTGCTAACTTATTTAGTGACCTCACTCGAATCGTAGGCACCATGATTGGGGACGTTACCGCGGCAATTAGCAGTGGCAATTTTGGGGACGCGGCATTGGCACTGATAACAGGATTGGTTAAAGGTATTTGGTCAGTCGCATCTAATCTAACCTCCGCGGTTTTAGGGTTAGTTAAAATGGCTATCAGTGCCATTTTACCTGAATCATGGTATCAGTCTGGTGTGGGTCTCCTCACAGCGTTTTGGGGTGGAATTAAATCCGCAGGTAAAGCGGTTTATGACGCGGTTGCGGGTGTGTTTAGTTACATTTGGAATCTATTCCCCAATAGCGATGCCAAAGAGGGTCCGTTCTCTCAATTGGTTGCTAGTGGCAGTGGTTTGGTCAAGGCGTTCGTAAATGGAATCCTAAGCGTTCCAACCTTAATAGTAGATGCCGTGACAGGTCTCTTTACTGCCGTGACCAATTACCTGTCAGGAATCGATTGGATAGGCCAAGGGACGCAAATAATTAATAAACTAAAAACCTCTATCGCAGGAGGTGCAAGCCTCCTAATTGAGTCGGCGCGTGAGGTTTTTGATGGGGTATTGAATTACATCACCTCAATTGATTTTGCAGAGTCAGGGCGTAAATTGATTGCCACTATAGGCACTGGGATTAAAGAAGGTGCTACCCAATTAACCCAAACCGTTTCTGATTCGTTAACCGCGGTTCGTCAATATCTCCCCTTTTCAGACGCTAAGGAGGGGCCGTTATCAGACCTCACTAAGTCAGGTCAATCAATTCCTGCAACCCTTGCCGAAGGCGTCTCTCAAAACAGCGGTGCTTTAGTAGGTTCAGTGCAAGACATGGCCACTCAAACAGGGACGGCATTAACTGGTTTAACTGAGGCTTCGAGTGCGTCAGTCAGTGCCTTGCAAGCCGACGTCGATGGTGCTAAACAAGCCCTCGAAGCGGCTAAAGCGCAGGCGCAAGCGGCTTCGGATAAGGTATTTGAGATTCAACAAAAGATTGCAGAAACCAGTAGCCGTAGGGAGAAGAAACAGATTAAGAGCACCGAGTTAGTGGAAGCCCGTAAAGTCGCGCACGAAGCGAAGCAAGCGGTTCGTGAATTAGGGGAGGTCTATAAACAAAAGAATGAGGCTTTAAAGGAATCCGGGGCCGCCGCAAGGCAAATGGAAAAAGCTAACATCGAAGCCGCAAAAGATTCTGCCCGTGAAATTAAAGACAGTTTAAGAGACCAAGCATCAGATTTATTAAAGTTGGCAGATAAATATAAAGAGGTGACGAAGGTAGCGGAGGATTATGCAAAGCAACTGAAAGGGTCTTATGAAACGGTGTCCAATGCTCGTGATGAATTGGCCATATCGGGATTCACCGACCAACAGAGAGATACCTTCCAGACCGTCAAAGACCAAGGTGTTGAATACGGTCCACAAATCGCACAGGTTAAGCTGTTAGCAAATGCCAATCAAGAATTGACCGCGGCTAAAAATGAATTGGCTAAAGCAACGATGACAGAGTCACAAGCGCGTCTCTTTGACCTACAGCAAAAATACCCAGAACAAATCGCTTTAGAAATATCCCAAACTCAGGAATTGGCCGAACGCAAGAAGGCACTGAGTGAGATGCAAAAGCAACTATCAGAATCCACTTTATCTGATAAGCAAACTGAGTATCTTGAAATTATGCGTAAAGTGGGGGTGGAAGAGGGGCAACGCATCATCCAAAGCCGTCAATCTGCTAACGTACAAAAGCAAGCGTTAGAAGACCAAAAGAAATCATTGGAAGTCCTACGTGAAAAAGCGGGAGGCTACTTTGATTCGTTTTCAAGCGGCCAAATGTCAGCTAAAAGTGCCCTTAAAAGTTTCTTTAAGGACGTTCTAAAATCACAGCAAGAGGCTTTACAAAATAAGGCAAAAGAAAAATTCTTAGGCTTATTTGGGTTAGGGAAAGAGAATGCCAATTCATCTGTCCAGCGCGATATGGATAAGGCTACCCAGTTCCTGGCGAAGTCAGGTGAACAAGTGGGGAAGGCTTCGAATAGCGCGGCTGGCACCATCGCCAAAGCCGTCAATGAAGCCGGCGAGAGGATTGGCAAAACAGTTGATAAATTGGGTGCTGACGTCAATGAGGCAATTCAAAAAGCGGCGACTCTAGCCAGTAAAGCGGAGAGCCTTGAACAATCCGCCGCCAATTTAAAAGAGGCCGCTTCAGATGTCTTAGTTGGTCGGGCAGGTCGCGGTGGAGGTAGCGTGGTGGGTAGTCAATCCGTTGCCGGCGTAACACCCTCTGCAATAACAACCTCTAGTAAAGAGGTGGTATCCACCAATAAAGAGATTATATCTGCCAATCAAAAATACGTCAAGGTCACTGATGAGGTAGCATCTGCATTAGAGGGAGCGGCTAAAAAATTCAATTACAGCCTTCTTGAATTAAGTCGAATGGCGTCATTGGAGTCCTCCTTTAATGCGAATGTAAAGAACTCCTCTGGATACATGGGATTATTCCAATTCAAGGGGGCGGCATCGAAAGAGGTGGGTATTTCTGGAAAAGAATATGACCCAAGGGCCGCCGCGGAAGGTGCTATTAAGTATTGGGAGATTAACCAGAAGACATTGGATAAATTCAGCAAGGGTTGGCGCGAGACTGCTGAAAAAATGAATATCAATGAAGGATTGAAGGCGTGGATGGCGCATAATCAAGGGGCTGGCGGATTAAGTCAGATACTTAAAACATTGACCACGGGCGTTAATCACCTTAGTAGTGAAGTGACACGAAACGTCAAAAAAAATCTAGTCGGAGGTGAAGGTAAAGGACTCAGTGGGGTCGCCTTAGCTGAAAAATATATACAGGGTTGGATAGGTAAATGGAATAAGTTACCCCTCCCTTCGCAATTTAAAGATGACTTTCAAGGCGAGGTTAGCAAAGGAGTTGTCACTGTTACTGCCAAAGCGGCCGAGGAATCAACTAAGGTTGTCACCAAAGCAATCAAAGGCAGTCCTTCGCACACTCAACCCACCGGCGGAGGGGTTGCAATACATGATAGCACCCTCGACGTGTTATCAGAAACCACTAACAAGTACATTCAGAAAGGCGTGTCCTATCAACTGGGTGCTAAGAATATCGAATTGGGTAAAATTGATTGCAGTGGCTGGGTTAGTCTACTAACCAAAACCGCTTTTGAGAATATCAATCAACAAGCGGGGGAGGTGGTGTTTGATAAAGCCGACATGAAGCTATTGCAAGATTCCAGTCATAACATCATTCAAAATATAGTAGATAAAACAGGCACCCTCATTGACAGCCGTAAAACGGGCGACTTCAAAGGTCAATTAAGGGAAGGAATGATGATTGGCCTAGATAAAGGAGACCACGGCTGGGATAGAGGTCGAGTACGCGCTGGGAGTGACATAGACAAAAATATTGATCACATCGTGCAAGTCACGGTGGATAAAGTGACGGGCAAAATGGGTATTTCTGAATCCCATAGTATTAGACAAGGTGGCAAGCAAGTCGGTGGAGTCGCATGGACTGAATTAGATAAGTGGTTAGCACAGAATAAGAAGGCAACCATGTTTGCCACCGACCCGTTTAAACTCGCCGCTAAGGACGTTCAAGAGGCACTGGGTGGCGTCTCAAAAGCCGCGCAAACACAAGCGCAAACGCAGGTCGCCGCCACCGACCTTCAAAAGCAATCCTCTGAAAAACATGCGCAAACTGTTTTAGCCGCCGCCAATGCTTCCGCCGACGCATCCAAAGCCCAAGCCACCGCCCAGCAGGAACTGGCCGCGGTGGAGGCTACCTTGGGTGCAACTAAAGTTTCTACAGCCGCTTCCTTTGACCAAGCTATGGCCGCAGTCGAGGCGTCGCGGGTTGCCAGTATCACTCAAGATACCGTGGCTATGACAACCCACGCAGGCAGTACCCAAACCGCAGGGGAGGCTATTGTACAAACCACGGGCGATGCCACTAAACAGGTGGCCGACATAGCAGACCAAGCGAAGGAGGGGTTGTCACAAGCCGCCGGACAATGTTTAGCCGAAGCCACTAACAACCCCGTTATTGAAAAGGCCGCCGACCTAAAAGAAGCAACGGACGTAGCAAAGGACGCCTGCGAAGGAAAAAGCGGTGGCATTATGGATATGTTTAAGGGCATCACGGATGGCGTTAAGGGCTTTTTTGGAAACATGGCGAGTAGTATTGGTAACCTCTTTGGAGGGGCTGGTGGCAAAAGCGAAGGTTTCCTATCTTCCATAACCAGTGGGATTGGCAGTTTATTTGGAGGCGGTAAAGAAGGCGGTGGTTTCATGAGTACCATCACCAAAGGCATTGGCAGTTTATTCAGTGGCGGAGGTGAGGGTGGCGGTTTTATGTCATCTATCACCAAAGGCATCGGTAGTTTATTTGGAGGTGGGGGTAAAGAAGGTGGTGGACTCATGTCTTCTATAGGCTCTTTATTAGGAGGCAAAGGCGACCTAGCGGGCACATTAACTAAGAGTTTAGGCGGACTCATGGGTGGCACCGAGGAGGCTGGCAAATTTATCAGTGGCTTGTCCGGTCAGTTAGGTAGTCTCACGGGTTCATTTGGAGAGGTTGGAAAAGGAATCAGTTCTTTATTAGGAGGCGGTTCGACGCCAGGTATGTCGGCTCTGTCAGCCGCCACTTCTTTACTCTCAGGTGACATGGCCGGCGCCGCCGCTGGGGCAGCCCAGTTGTTAGGGTCTATGACTCCACTCGGTCCGATTGGAGGAATGATAGCAGGCAAGTTAGTGTCCTTATCCGGTATCGGTGCTAAATGGGTACGTGAGGCCGAATGGGTAGAGGTTTCTATGAAGGGCATGTCAGCCTCTTTTGGCAAAGGCTTTAAAGAAACCAAGAAGGGATGGCTAGGCGGTTCTAAAATGGGACATGAATCCCTAGATGATGCCAGCGTCAAAAAACTTAGTGACATGCTAGGGGAAACGAAAAAATCTATTGAGGCCGTGAGTGAGTCATTAGGAATGGATAAAAACGGTCTCTTAGGAAAAATGGATAACTTCCGCTATCACATCGCCGCTATGGAAAATAAAGGCCCCGAATGGTTTGATAAGGCTTTTGAAAAGATGCGTGTGATGATGGTCAAGTCAGCCGTCGATAATATCATGGTTGCAGGCGAGGACATCGAGACGAATTTAGGAGGCGGGTTTAAGAATACCTTTAAACAAGTTTTAGATGGTACCTTTAGTGAAGCCGCACGGGCTGAGACGTGGGACGGAGTTTTAACCAAATTCGTTGCCAGTGCCGACACCGCGGTCAAGGGCGGGTTGCAAGATGACGTGTCTGCTAAATTAGGGGAACGTCTCACTGAATTTGTAAATGCCTCCGCCGAACAAATGAAGGGGATGCCTATTGACGAATTGCAAGGTACCTTGACGGGCGAGATAGGTAAAATTTTCACCGACCTGACTGGAATCGCCCTACCTGAGTCTATCAGTGGCGAGTTAGCAGAGGTGTTCGCAACCCGTATTCAAGATGCCGTTAAACTTGCCAGCGGGGAGGAAGTCACCGGAGAAACTATCATCAAAGATAAAGGCGAAGCGGGTTTCTACAAAACACTTAAATCTATGGTAAGTAGCTTCGAGGGAACGGAACAGGAGCTTACGGCATTCATTGGTAAAATGATGGAGACGAAGGAAGTCTTTAAACAGACTGGTCTTAACATGGGGGTCTTTTCTGAAGACCTTGTTAAGGGTTTTGGAGACATGGATAAATTCAGTGCTTCCCTTGGCTTCTTTAAGGATAACTTCGCTTCAGTGTCAGGCACTAACCTCGAATTCAGTAACAGTCTCACTGGGTTAAACACCTCCTTAAAAGAGATTCAGTCACAAACGTTGCCTGGCATCAATACCGCCTTCCCACAGACCCGTGAGGAGTTTTTTAAACTCACTCAATCTGTTTCTGAATTGGGTAAAGATGGTGAAGCGACTTTCAGTGCCCTCCTTAAAGGCGCCCCACAGTTTGCTAATTACTACAAAGCCATAGAGGACTTCAATCAAAAATTTGGAGGCACGTCCGGCACCTCCCTTAAACAGCAAGCTAAGAAGGCCACCGACCTCAATCAGTCGATTGGCAACTCGTTTAAGAGCTTGGGGTTAGAGGTACCTAAGACCCGTAAGGGACTGTTTGATTTGGTTCAAGGGTTCGATTTGACCAATGAGTCGCAACGTAATCTACATGACTCTATTCTAAAACTCGCCCCTGCCCTTGACGAATTGTATGCCAATTCTGAACAAGTGGATAAATTTAGAGACTCAATGAGAGGCATCTATGATTCCACTGGCGGGGCAGAAAAGACCATTCGTGATTTAGCTAAGGAGTTCCCTAATCTGAATCTAGGTACGTCCGCTTTGACACTCAATACTAAAGAAGCGGCACGGCAATTGGCAACCATGTCTGAAGGGGAGCTGATGGCATGGGCAGAAAGTATGGGGTTGACGGGTCTTTCGATAGAAGACATCACCCAAAAGACCACGGATTACTTAAACGCCTCCTCTGAATTGCAAACCAATATTGGTTCGTTTAAGGACGAAATGCACAAGTTAGCAACAGGTGCAACGGATAATGAAGCGGCACTGACTAAGCTAAAAGACAAGTACCCACAGCTATCTGAATCTCTTGAAAACGCGGGAATGACTGCCACTCAAGTGGCCGGCTTCTTTGACCAAATGAGTCCAGAGGAGTTACAGGGGATGGCCGACGCGCTAGGGGTAACAGTCGAGACGTTAATGGCCGACACCCAGACCTACATTGGTATTCTACAAGAACAAAGCAACATGTTTAGTAATATCAATGGGGAGTCATTGGGTGGTGATTTAATGAAGGTACTCACAGATGCCAACGTCGGGTCGGCGGCGGAAGCTGGGAAAATGTTTGCTGACAACTTCACCAGTCAATTCTATAACCAAATGATTAGCACGGTGCTAAACGGCGTGATGCAAACGATTTATCAAGGGGTGGTGGAGCCGTTTCTATCCTCTTCAGCACAAGCCGCTATGAATATCACGGAAGGAGGCGCCATGGCTGGCACTAACCTAGCCGACGCCGGCGCTCTCGCAGGAACGAATTTAGCCGACGCTAGTCTCGTTTCAACAAGTAACCTGACAACTGGCAGTACCGTCGCGGCCACTAACCTAATTGAAAGCGGGACGATGTCGGCCACTAACGTTGCAACAGGCGGGACGGTGGCGGGGGCGGCTGTTTCTACAGGTGGCTTACTCGCCGCCGATGCCCTGGCCGCTATTGTGGCAGATGCAAAGCAAAAGATACAGGTTATGGGTCAGGTAATGAGTGAACTGAAAAGTAGCGGAGCACTTGACCAAATAGGACAGACATTCTCAACCGTTGGGGAGACTGCATACAACACCATTAACCAATCACCAGCCGCACCGTATATATTCCAAGCACGTAATGAAAAGACCGCTTCTGAAGCCGCGAAGGAAGCAGAGGAATCAGATAAGGCCAGTGCGAAAGAAGCTGAAAAGCAAGCGAAAGAGGAAGCAAGGGAGGCCGAGAAGCAAGCGAAAGAAGAGGAAAAACGGGCTAAAGAAGAAGCGAGAGAACAAGAAGCGGCTGCTAAGAAAGAGGCACAAGAAGCAGCGAAGGCCGCGGCTAAAAACTTAGATGACTTTAGGTCGGGCGTTAAGATGATGAGCCTTGGATTAGAGGGCAATGCTAAGGTCATGTATGAGTTGAATCAAGTCTATGGGCAGACCAGTGCCGCGCAGTATCTAAATGCTGACTCCTCTAAGGAATTAATGGCTTCATTCCAAAATATGAGTATTGAAGAATTGCAAGCCATAGCCACTGCGACGGGGCAGGAGGTTTCTAAGGTGACGGGTGACTTTTTAGGATTAGTGGATATGATGAAACAATCCGAAAAAGCCATGGGTGAGTTTAGAAATAAGATGGCTGTGACGGCTGGGACGACCACCGAATATCAACTGACTTTGGATAGAATGAAAGAGTCTTATCCGTCCCTCACTGCATTGTTTGCAGACCAAAGTGTCACCTCTAAGGAATTAGCTACCCAGTTATCAACTATGAATGATGGTCAACTAGAGAGCCTCGCCGCTTCTTTAGGTGTGACTGTCGAACAGTTATTAGCAGACGGTGAAGCATACGTCGGGGCTTTGAAGGCGCAAGAAGAGGCTATGAAATCTTTCCGTGACTCTCTACAAGAGTTTGCCGCGCCGGAGAAGGTAGGGAAGCAACAAACGATTAACCAATTGGATTCAGAATTTGCCGGCTTAGGACTTGCGGCTAAAGCTATGACTTTGGATACTAAGGAAGCGGCTAAAGCTATGTTAGCCATGCCTGACGACCAGCTTGTTGCATTTGCAGAACAATACGGTCTCACTACCGACCAGCTAAAAGAAAAGACCACGGCTTACTTTGGGGCGGTGAATGAGTTACAGCAAGGGATGGATTCATGGCGTGACAAGATGGGTCAAATGGCTACAGGTGAATCCGACGCCAGTCTAAACGTCAAAAACCTGTCTCAAAAGAGCCCCTATTTGACCGACTTGACTCAAGGGATGGATGCAAAAGGAATGGCTAAATTTTTCAGTGCAATGGATAACACTCAAATTGAACAATTGGCTAACCAGTATGGCGTGTCAGTGGAAAAATTCGAGGCCGATACTGAATCGTGGGTGAATAGCACCAAAACGATAGAGGAGGATACTAAGAATTTAGCACAAGGGTTTATTGAATTTAGGACCAAGATGTCACAGATTGCTAGTGGGACGACGGATGCACAGGTTAGTATAGAAAAACTAGCCGGCACTTATAGCGGCTTTAGTGAGGTTCAAGGTAAGTCATCTAAAGAATTAGCAACCTATTTTTCAACTATGTCGGATGCCGACATTGCCAGCGCCGCCGTGCGTTTTGGAGTCACCACTGACCAGTTTAAGGCCGATGCTGAAACGCTTGTGAGTTCCACCCAATCAATAGAGGAGGCGACTAAAACACAAGCGGAAGAAGCTAAGGCACAAGCGGCCAGTATGAGGGAATTTAGAGATAGCCTGGCGATTATGAGTGGGTCAATGACTGAAAATGAAGTGTCACTCAAAAACCTGAGTGACAAGTACCCAGCCCTGTCAGGTATCATTAACGATTCCTCTCTCACTGCTAAGGAGGCCGCGGAACGGTTTAATAGTTTATCAGATGACGAATTGAAGGCTCTCGCCGCTTCTTTGGGGACTGACTTTGACACTCTCAAGGCCGACGCCTCTACATGGCTAGGAGTGGTTAAGAGTCAGGACGAGGCGTTAAAGGAGAGCACTAAATCGATTGCTGACTTCCAAAATGAAATGCGTAAAACCGCAGGGGTTGCCAACGACTCTCAAGTGACAATGGAAGGACTCACGGCTAAATATCCCATGCTATCGTCTGCTATCAATGATTCCTCTATGACGGCTAAGGAGGCCGCTACTCAGTTCGCAACTATGGATATGGAGGCATTGATGGATCAACTGGGTATCTATGGCGAAAAACGCGCCGAATTTTTAGCTGACTCTCAAGCGTGGGTCGGTGCCATGGCCGCCAATGATGAAGCGGTCAAATCCAATCGGGAGGCAATGGTTAGTTATACCGAAACGATGTTAAAGGCGACGGGGACGTATGGGGATAACGATATTGCTTTGAAAAACCTAACAGCCTCTTACCCAACCCTAGCGAGCACCATTAACAGCTCCTCTATGTCAGCTAAAGATGCCGCGACCTACTTTAGTAGTTTAAGCGACACTGAATTTGAGTCACTGGCTAAATCACTGAATAAGACCACTGACGAATTGCGCACGGATAGCACGACGTGGGTTAATACCATGGCCGCCAATGAGGAGTCTTTCAACTCGTTTCATTCTGCTATGCTAAAACTGGGTCAGGGAATGACTGATAATGAGGTGACTCTCAATGGACTGGCCGATAAGTACCCCTCCCTGTCACAGCAAATTCTCAATTCTGGTCAAACAGCACAGCAAGCGGCAACCCAGTTTGCCAATATGAGTGACGCCGACTTAGACGCACTGGCCGCTTCTTTAGGAGTCACCACGGATGTCTTAAAGGCCGATATTCAGTCTTTTGTTAGCACGTTGCCTACCACTGATATTTTCGCAAGCCTACGCACAGGATTAGATGATTTAATTAACCCTCTCACTGGGGCCGAAAAGACAATTACTGACTTAGCTAATAAGTACCCTGCCCTTAACCTTGCAACGAATGCCATGGGCGTGAATGTCACTGAAGCGGCCACCGCAATTAAGAGTATGACCGATGAGGAGGTGGCGCAATGGGCAACCGGCAACGGTATCGCCGCCGACGAAGCTAAGGAGGCGACATTGGCTTACTTAGGGGCTGTTAAGGAATTGCAAGGGCAGATAGGGTCGTTTAAAGATAGAATGCACCAGTTGGCAACAGGTATGACGGATAATGAAGCCACTATGGATAAACTCAAGAGTAAGTACCCTAGTTTAGCCGATTCGTTATCTAAGGTCGGGGTGACGGCCCAGGAGGTGGGTAAGCAATTCGATTCTATGAATGAACAGCAAATTGCTGACATGGCCAAGTCTTTGAATGTGAGTGTCGAAACCTTAATGGCCGATGTGGATAGCTATATCGGGGTGTTGAATGCACAGGCAGAGGAGACGAAGGCGCAAGCGGAGAAAATGACCTCTTTTAGAGACGAAATGTCTAAACTGGGAGGGGTGATGTCAGCAAACGAGCTGGTTATGAGTAAGCTCACGACTCAGTTCCCTGGATTAATCACCAATATGCAAGCCCTCGGTGGCAACTCTAAAGACGCGGCGACTCAGTTGGCTAAATTAGATGATAAGCAACTGGCAGATATGGCCGCGGCCAGTAAAATGACCACCGACCAGTTTTTGGAAAATGCCACGACCTATATCAATACCCTTGCCTCTCAAGAGGAAGAAACTAAGAGTGCCATCAATAGCGTCAAAGGGATGCAAAACGAATTTAAAAAGATGACCAGTGGTATGACTGACTCTCAGTTTGCTATCAGTGAGGTGACTAGCAAGTATCCCGGATTAATTTCGTCTTTAGGCTTGAGTGGCAAAACCGCAGAGGAGGTGGCCGGGCAGTTTGCCTCAATGGCACCTGACAAGGTAGTTGAAATGGCTAAGGGTTTGGGAGTGAGTACAGACGAGTTCATAGGGGACGTGAATAGCTATGTGGGCGCACTGAAGCAAATGGGCGACGAAGCTAAGGCCATCACGGATTCCTTAAACGGTTTCAAAGACGAAATGGATAGAATGGGGAGTTCATTAAAGGACGCCGATTATACTATTCAGAAAACCGCAAAGGACTACCCCTCACTTACGGGTGCTATCACCTCTTTAGGCCGCGATTCTAAATCGATGGCCAATGCCCTTGCTAATATGGATACAGGTCGACTGGAATCGATGGCTAAATCCGCTGGGGTGACGGTGGATGAGTTTATCAATAGCACGAAAGGATATATCAGTGCTGTCAAATCCAACGAAGAAGAAACTGCTAAATTGGCAGAGGAGGCCGCGGAAAAAGCTAAACAGGAGGCTGAGAAGGCCGCAGAAGAGGCTAAAAAGAAAGCCGAGGCCGCCGAGGCCGAGGTGATGAAACAGATTGATAAGTTTTTTGACGTGTTCAATAAGTTGGCAGATAAGATGACCAGTCTGTCTGATAACCTCGTGTCTGATATTCAGTCCTTTGATACCCAATCTGAATCGTTGCAAGCCAATCGCCGCGCCGCCCAAATGAAGACCTTGCAAGCGAGTTTAAATGACTTGCAATCCTTTGACCTAGCTAAGGAGGTGACTAAGGAGAGTCCAAAGGCTATTGAAAAAGCGGTGGAGGATTTGGGTAAATATCGCAAACTGGTTATGGATGAGTCTAAGTACAAAATCGAGGCTATCAATAAAGAAAAGGAAGCGACTCAAAAAGCCCATGAGGAAATCATAGGTGAGTTTAATAAGCTAGTGGATAGCCTTGGAGGCACGTTGTCCGCCATTGGGGACGATATAGACAAGATAAATACCGACCTTAATCAGACCTCCTCTAAGGTGGCATTGCGAGATAAAGCGAGAGGCGAGTTTGCACAAGCCAGCGCTGTCAGTTTGCAAAGTACCCAATCCATTACCCAACCCTTGCAATTAAGTAAGCCCGTCGAGTTAGACGCAGAGGCGATTAGGGACGCAGGATTGACGGTGGCCGACCTTCAGAAAAACAGTGCGGCTTTGGCTGTGTCAGGAGAGGCCGCAGTGCAATCTATTAAAGCGGCACAGGAGGCCAGTCGCCTGTCTATAGAAGACGGGAAGCAGGCGGTTAAATTAGGAGAGGAATATCGTAAGGCGATTCTGGCCGCGCTTGAACAAGAGATTGATGGGATTAACAAAGCCCATGAGGCAACCCAAAAGAAAATAGAGGAGGCACGCGATAAGCAAGTAGAATCAATTGAAAAGACCCGCGACGAGGCTATCAAGGCTTTGGAAAAAGAAAGTGAGGAGAAGCAAAAGACCGCGGAGAAGCAACAAGATGCCGCGAAAAAACTACGTGAAGAAATTGAAAAGATTCAAGATGCCGTCGCATCTTTCAAAGACTCACTCGCAACCGATATTGAGAAGTTAGCTAAGGACATGTCTTTAGCGGGCACCTCCACCGCTGAAAAGTTAGCCGCTATTCAAGATAGTATCTCTCAAAACATGCCCGTCACCGAGGCGAGCGTTAAGAAGTTGGAGGAGTATAAGTCTCTCGTTTTGGAGTCACTCAATGAACAAATAGAGGCGGAGAATAAACGTTTTGAGGAGGTACAAAAGACTCAGCAAACGCAACGTGACCACTACAAAAAGCTAATTGATTTTTCCAAGCAACTCAAGGGCTTTTTAGATGACTTGAAGTTAGGAGAGCTGTCCACCTTTAACCCTGCGAAACGATTAGAGGAAGCGAGACGCCAGTATGAAGAAACTATGCGTTTAGCCAAGGGCGGTGATGAGACGGCTATGGGTGAGGTGTCCGGTAAAGCGCAGGCTTACTTGAAAGAGGCACAATCTTATTATGCCAGTTCAGATGACTACGCCAAAATTTTTGATGACGTGAATGAAAATGTAGAGGGGATGCGAAGCGAAGCTGAAAAGCAAGCGGCTGAGATTGCCAAGGTCGTGCCTATTGACGAAACAGAAACAGGTAAGGCCGTGGCTAACCTCCTACCCTTGCAACAAGCGGCTTATGATAAATTGCAAGCGGTGGACTCTATCTTAGGAGTTATGGATAGGGACTTAACTGGTCAACTAGCCAACCCCGCCGCGACTCCTATCCCAGACGAACAATTTACTGCCATGCAGGAATCTCAAAAAGAGCATTTTACTAAGCTCATTGAGTCTCAAAAAACTGACACGGATAAGTTAATTGAACAAACTAAGACGGATGCCGATAAGCAGATACAGGCTGACAGGGAAAATTCGGATAAGCAGATTAATGGCCTGCGAGAGGCCGCTAGGGACGAGTTACAAAAATTAGATACCTCCTTGGTTGCTATGAAGGTCGCCTTTGAGGCCGAAGCGGCTAAGACCTTTGATGACACGGCTTTTGCAGTTGAAATCAGTGCCGTGCAACAAGCGTCCCTGGGGCAATTGATTCAATTAGGGAACTATTTAGTGGCTATGGATATGGGGATTAAGGATAGTCTTAATAGCAATATATCGGCATTGATGACCCAGTTATCCCCTGAAAAGCAATTGGAGGTCGCGCAACGCCTTGACGAGGCTATGCAACGGAATATCACGGGGCCGTTGCGGGAGCTTATCGGTGCGGTTAAAGGGGAGAAGGTTAAGGCAGAGATTGCCACCAAGGAGAAGGGGTTTGCTAATAATCAGACGGCGATTGATAATGCCGTTGCCGCGTTTGCAGATTTTCGTGGGTTTGCCACTAAGAATAATATCAACGCCTCCTTTGATGAAATTTTTGATAAGCTGGCGAAATACTCTACTCAAAAAAGAGGTACTAATGGGGATTATGATTACAGTGGTAGTATAGACAATGAAGGCATCAAAAAGATGCTACAGTCGGATTACGGATTCAAGGGAGATGATATGGGTGGGCTGGGCACTGCTATGGAGAGACTCCTAGTGGATAGAAAAGACACTGACTGGGATAGTTTTTGGCCTAACTTTAAAGCCAACTATCTGCAAACGAATAAGGAGTTTCTCGCCGCGTTCCAGGCTAAACAAGATGATGCAAAAGCTATAGACCTTGCTAAGTACCGCGAGTTGAATTTAGCCATTACTGGACTCTCGACTGGGTTATCGCAAATGGGGTCGGCCACTGTTAATAAGGGACGTACTGAGTCTGAATTATACACCGCTATGGATAAGAGGTCGACTCAGTTAATGATTGACGCCAAAGGGATCGACGTCAAGATAGACACCTACGATAGCTTCCTAAAAGCTAAAGAGACCCTAGAAGGACTCAAAAAGAGCCTCATGGGGGTGACTGACTTAAAGGCCGATTTGGATGGACTGAATGGTAAATTAGCCACTACTAAATCCACTCTCTCGACCATCCCTAAAGTGGATATAGCAGGCTTTACCAGTGCCAATGTGGGGACTATGAAGGCAACTAGCATTCAAGATTATCTTGCACAGCTACCCCAGTCGCAGGCAACTCCGGCGGCTTTGACTAGCACGGCGACTGGCATTTCAAATGTTGCTAACACCGCCGTTAAAGCGGGGATTGGCAGTAGTCCTGTCAGCATCGGTGGCAGTGTGTCATCTAGCGGGGCAAAGGACATTATAATCAAATTAGATAACCTCTTTATCCAATGGAAAGACCTGACTAAAGTGCAACGTGATGACGACCTTAAATCCAATGAAAAATTGAGAAAAGAGGCGACGGAACAGACTCTCAAGTGGCGAGACGAAGATGTAAAAAGCAGGGATTTTGTAATTGAGACCGAAGGGCAACGCTGGGCGACATGGCGAGCTGAAGAATTAGCATGGCGTGGGGAGGATTTGGCCGCAGTGGCTATGCAAGATGCCGTCAGGTTAATGTGGAGAAATGAGGATTTAACCACCGCGTTAATGTGGCATTATGAGGCTGGGAAATATCAAAAATCTTTAAGTGATTTACACCAATACGAATGGAATTTCACCACCGAGAGAGATTTGGCATTCCATAACGAATTGGTAGAGGCTATCAATGGAATCTCAATTTCTGTCACACAGGCCGCTTTACCGGCTACCGAGACGGAGGACGAACAAAAGGGTAAAGAAGGGTCGAGTAGTGACGTGCCTAGCTTTGATGTTGGCACTCCTTATGTGGCGAAAGACATGCCCGCAAATGTCCACAAAGGAGAAATTATTATTGACCCAGAAGCGGCCGGTTATCTTAGAAAATATGGGATACGGGCGCAGGCGAACGAGAGTGGGCAAACTGGCAATAGCAAGCGTATTGAAGAGCTTTTGACCGCTTTACTGACTGAGTTAAAGATGGGCAACCAAAGTGGAGAACGCCGTGACTCAATGATTGCAAATGCCGTTAATAATATGGGCAATACGGTAGCCGCCCCCGTCGTCGCCGCCCTCAAAAAAGGACAGCAACCTACTCTTATCCGTAAGTGATTTTTGTAGAGACTCACCTTACGCAACGGCACCATAGAAACTAAGTTTCTCACAGCCCCTTGCGTAAGGTGAGTTAGAGATAGTATCTCAATATCTAACCACTCAATTACCAAACCCCTTATCCAAAAAGGTACTAAAATATGACCTTACTCCAATACCAGACATGGTTATCCTCTTACGATAAAAACCGTTGCGTATTGCTTATTTTAAAAGGCTATTCCTTAGCTAATTCAGTAGAGAATACCTTCTATATCTCTAACAGAAATTATGCGACTGAGCCGACGGATAACCCGGCTAACGCGATATTCCTACCTAAGCTATTAAACGCGGGTTTAGAGTTTACTAGAGAGATTGGTTTCTTAGATTCACCCCGTGGCGACAGCTCCTACGGTACTTTAAATATTGACAACACCGACGGTTCATTAGATGATTGGATAAATTATAGCTTCGCAGGCCGTGAAATTAAGATTTTGATAGGCGACCCCTCATGGCCATATACCGACTTCAATTTACAGCCGTTTTTGATAGGCACGATTGAAAATGTGGAGTTTTCAGATTTCTATACTTTTTCCATAACGATTCGTGATAAAATCGGATTGTTAGACAAAGCTCTCAATTCCAATGTATTGACGTCCGGGCCCAAAAAGAATGAGCCGACCCCGTTAGCCTTCGGCTACCTTAGAAATATTGAACCTATCCTAACAGTGGAAAATGCCTTGACCTACAAGTTTAATGACGGGGCAGTGCAATCCGTGGCCGACGTGTATGATAACGGCGTCACCTTAACCCCAACGAGTGGATACACAACGGATTTGGTGAACGGCACGATTACATTAGTAAACAGCCCCGTTGGCACGATTACAATGGATGTGCAAGGTATGAAATATAGCGGCGTGTTTCTAAACACCCCTAGCTTACTGGTTAATCACATCTTAACCGTGTGGGGAGGCTTAACTAGCAACGATATTAATGCAACCTCACTTAATAACCTACCCTCATACCCCATTGGTTTATACCTGACTCAAAGGGAGAATATCCTAGACGTTTTGGATAAGATTTTTGAAGGTCTAGGCTGTGCCTATTTTTTCAACTTTGACGGTAAATTTACCGTGGTTAGAGTAGCCTCCCCTGCTAACCCGTCCGATGTGATTTACGATTACAAGCGGGTGCGGGATACTCTCCAAATCAAAGCCCTCCCGCCTCCTTACTGGCGTTATCGCTTGGGGTATGAAAAAAATTACACGGTACAGGAAGCCGACCGGCTCGCTGGCAGTGTGACCAATGCCAACGCTTCGGATAGGACTCGTGTCGGCTGGCTAGACAATGAATTTAGAACGATAACGGTATCTGATAACGCCGTGAAGACATCATGCCTTAATGCAGTTGACGGGGAACAAATGGAGAGTATTATAGATAGCTACCTAATGAACCTCACTTGCACGGCTATTACTTTCGTGTCAGGGAGCTCAGTAGATTTTACCTTTTCTGGGACACCCGACCTAAGTGGGGTTCAAATAGGGGACGGGT